CGAGAAGTTGCTTCCCTACAATTACAAAAACTTTTTCTCTGAGTAATAAGCAAAGGCTTTAGCTGATAAACAAAATCAGCTAAAGCCTTTTTGATATAAAAGAATGGGGTAGATGGGATGGATACACCGAAAACGACAATCCGCATCAATCGTTAGGACTGATGTGGATTGTTCGCTATATATAAGGTATAGGGTGCTTTAGAAGCCCTTACCTTTGCTGCGTTCGTAAACCATTTCTTGCTGGTTGTCGCAATTCGTTAACCGGAACTGTACTGTACATCCAACAGGCATATCCTTAGGCAAGTGAGGAGCAAGCGCTGCAATCACCTGATTGATGTTACTGAATCCAATATTTGTCAGTTCGGCTACAACTTCACCCTTGAAATAAGCACGGGCATGAATCATCATCTTTGGCGATATGCGGAAAAGCTTATAGGCAGGTTCCTCAAGATCACGCGCCTTTCCTTGCTTGCTTTTCTTGTTGGAGAAGAATACAAAATCAATGATCTTGGCATTCAATTCCCAAGCACGAGTAAAGTCTATCTTTACATAGCCTCTGGTCACTTTATAGCCCTGACTATGGTTCAAACCGAAGGCAACATCCGCAATATTGGCATCACAATCGTTTTGGGCAATGGTGGCCCATGTATGGCGGAAGGTATAGCCACAATAGAACTGTTCTTTCTTCATGCCCATATCAATACAGATTTTTCTGATACCTATGTTTACACCAGCACAGAAGCTGTCAGAATCCCTATAACGGCTATGAAAAACAAAGAGATACTCATCTTCCTCATCCGCAAGATACTTATTAAACGTCGTTTGAATGAAAGGTTCTACACGCATTTCCATATATGCTTCGTCAGCACGGCTATGCCTTGTTTTAGCACGTTTATACGAAATGATTCCATCATGATAATCTTCCTTCTTCAGATTGTACAAGTCAACCGTATTGATTCCGCCCAAACAAAAGATGAGCAAAGCAATATCTCGTCCCAATTCCGGGGTAGAGGCAAGCATCTTAGTTTTCGGAAGGGGCCGGTTAAAGAACTCACGACAAGCTTCTGCGCTGATTGCCAACTTCATTGTCCTGTCTGACTTTGGAATGCTAACTTTAAGCCAGGGGTTGTACTTGATGCGTATAAGCCCGCGTTCTTCATCATTCAATTCTACCAGTGCTTTTTTGAAAACCTGACGCACACAGGTAGGGTACATCTCTTTGGCTCGATTGGTCAATGACAAACTATCTATCCAATTATTAATGGTAGTAGTGGTCAGTCTGGAGAACATCACTTCGGTGGAGCCCAAATAGCGCTGCAGGTGATCAACAGCCAAGCGATAATTCTTCGCATTACGTTCGTGACCTTCCTCACGCATACGCGCAATAAACTTATTCGCATACTCACTGAAGTTGACTTCTTCATCCAGATTGTTTAAATACTCAATCAATTCTGCTACGGAGAAGTGAGAAACATCCTTGCGATTCACGAGGTCACTGTAACGTAAAATCTCACGAGAACAATAGTCATTTACTACGGGATCCTTGATCTCACCCGTCTTACTGAGTTGCTTGTCCGTAACGATTTTTGAGGTCTTGATATACCCCATACGAGAGCGGTGAACGATACGAATGTACACCGGATAGAAGCCATCTGCACGCTTCTTTCTAACTACTGCTTTAAAATTTGCCATATTCTCTTGATTTTTAATTGTTTCAGTGGTGTATGGATTGGTGTATGTGGCCCTGTTTAAAAGTGTATGCGTGGTGTATGCGTAGGCCGTACATTTGGCTTCACAAAGCGATGTCAAGTGTACGAACCGCTTAAAAACAGTTTAGGCTGTAATGCCTTAAAATCAGGTCATTACAGCCTAAAACAATTATTTAATTATCCGTCGATTATTCCTCAACGGCAGCCTGCGCCGCTCTAAAACGCTTCTGATATTCACTAACTTACTGATTTAGTGTATGTATAGTGTATGCGTTTAGCGTTCACTGTGTACGAAAAGCCGTTTTTTGAGGATTTACTCCTCAACAGCAGCTTGGGCCGCTGATTTCACCCTCTCATTATGAGGGACTTTTGAAGAATTTGTAAGCGTCTCTATCAAAAGAGGTGAATTAACTAATCTTATCGTGCTAAATTCATTTGTTTGTGCGACTATGGCTCCGGCATCACAATACCGTCCTGAGCCGTTATTTTGCCCCTCTGACGAACTTTATGTGCTCGGATGAGGGTTTTATTGTCTTGACGAAAACAGACGCTTAAAACGCCTTATTTGCGTTTCGCCTCAACAAGTAGGTCGTATAGTTCCACGGAGCGTTCGGTGGCGAAATACTCTGCCCATTCCCGAAATGTGTGCGGTATCTCCATTACTCCATCGTCGTAGTCCATGCAGTCCCACCAGTCGGAAAGTTCCGCAAAGACTTCAGGAGGGTTGGTGCCCAAAGCGTCCACTACTTCCGTCGGGTACTGCTCGATGAGCATCATCTGCCAATCCCCGAAATCTGTACCGGGGTTTTCATGCAGGATATTCCATGCAGCTTCTGTGAGCTACTCACGCCTAAAGGCATGAGCTTCGGAGATACCCATACCTCCTCTCTTTTCCTGCTTCTTCCTATCACCAGCTTTTTAGGACACGAGGTCGGTCATCCACCGTTGGACAGTCCACAGGCTTAACTTTCCCACGCTCCGCGGGTAGGGCTTTCAAGCCAAATTCCTTGATATTGCAAGCTGCATTGAAGTCCCGGTCGTGGTGTGTACCACATTCCGGACAGGTCCAACTGCGCTCGCTCAGTTTCAATCCTTTATAGATATAGCCGCATTGGCTACAGGTCTTCGAACTTGGGGCAAAGCGGTCTATCCTGATGAGATTCACGCCATACCAACTGCATTTGTATTCAAGCAGGGTGAGGAACATCCCAAAAGATGCATCTCCTACAGCTTGTGCCAGATGATGGTTACGCTGCATTCCCTTCACGTTCAGATGCTCCATGCAGAGTGTGCGCACTTGGCTCTCGTGCGTGAGTGCATGGGTAATCTTGTGAAGGCTGTCCTTACGACAGTTGGCAATGCGTTCCTGTAACCGGGCTACAGTACATATCTCAAAACTTAAAACCATTAATCACTTTGCAGCGGCTATCTTTGCCACATCTCTGGGTGCGGCAAGGTCATAGCGACATCGAAATTTATTCGGTTGGCTACCTTTTCGGAAACATTGCCACTCAGCACCTTGATGTTGGCTCCGCCTTCCTTTTGGCTTTCAACCAATAGGTCGAAGTGTACAATACATGTTTCTCCGACATTGCCCACTACAGGAATTATCAAATATCCCCTACCCTCCGACTGGTCTATAGCACCCTGCACGCCCTCCGCTATCTGAGTCAACGTGTTATTTATAAATTCCTTCAGTTCCATATTTTTTTATATTTTACAAGATATGAACAACATCTCCACACTTCCCGACTGGCTTCAGAAGATAGAAAGCTATGTACGCCAATTCTGCGAGTTGCAGCAGATTGAAAATCAAATCGCCACAACGCTGCGTGTTCCTTCTACCGAGGAGACCGCCACCCACATGGCTGTGCGCCTTGCTGCTGAGCGAGAAATACGGTCACGCAAGGACTATCTTGCAGAGTTTATCACGCTGTCTGTCATCGAGCAGTTCCGTGTTAACGATATGTTATCGAAATATCCAGAACTGCATACCAATCGCAATGAAACGTAAGGTTGTAGCCACCATAGCCAACACACGTCAATTTTACTTTTCTATGATTTTCATGCTGACGTACCATCTCCGATATTGGCTGCTCATAGTAAATTCCACTATCATCACCAAGACACTTACTCATCGGGCAATCAAAGTGAAAATTACATTTTGAGCCTTGCACTAAAGAGAACTCCTTAAGCCTATTCCAAGACCAGGCGTTAGTCTCTGTAACCTTTATGCGTATCTCTTCTATTTCAGGATACAGACGTGAGATTTCGTAATATTCATACTCCATAAGCATTTTATTTTTTATAGCACTTCCTGCATGGTGTGCGCCCCATGCTCTCCGCCTCTTCCAGCGGTACTACCGTAGATTATACACACGACTGGTCTTTGCTTATCTGAAGCACGAAAGTACCAGTTGCGGTGCATACAATTATGCAGAAGAAGCATTCAAGAAAATCACTGGTCGTTGGTATTCTGAAATTCGCGACGAGTGATGCCCCTATGTCTTGCTCCGTCTTTTGCTACAACTTCTTCATCAAGTGAGGACGCATGAGGAAGTAATGCAGGTATTGTGAATTTTATCCTTGATACGTTTTGGTATTTCTCAGCCGTTTCTTCTTTACCATTTCCACCAATGCTAAACACTCCTGCAACGGTTATTCCTCCTTTTATGCCATTGGCTGCACCTTCTGTTGCTTCAGTAGTAACTGCCACATCAAAATCAATGTTAGATATATCGGCATATCCATTTGGAGTCTTAATGTGTGTAACCTTGTTGCCAGCCGCTGTGATAGGGGCAATGGTTGCAAATTCTTGAACACTCTCCTGTGTTTCTTTTACGGCTGTGACAATGTCAGTCAGTGCCGTCTTGATGAATTCTTTCAGTTCCATAGATGTACAATTAGTTGGATGTTTTCTTGATGTCAAAGATTGCACACGATGTAAACATGACAGCTGGGATAGATGAAGCAAGGACGAAATGCCATTTTGAAGGGTCTAATAGTGCAGCAAATACCGATATGGCAAGTAGTACACCAATGAACAAAAATGGGGAAATTGCACTTTTGTTCTTGCTTAAGACAAATGCTCCACCTACAACGGCAAAGCTCCACATGGTTGCAAGAAGTAGGCATAAATCATTGATGCCTTTCTGTATGCAGCAACCAAATTTATCATCATAGAAAATCATCATACAGTCGTCATATTCGCATTTATGTCCATTGTTTGACAGAAACAAGAATGGTGTAAACATAGAGATATATGTTGCTATGCCCAATACTTTCTCCATTTTTCTATCTTTAAGTTTCATCAAATCTTTATTGCCGTCCATATCATTTAATTTCTTTAAAGCGTTTATATTCTTTCCAGCTAATTCCCGTCTGGAATGTAGCTTGTTTGAAATATGGGTCTTTCCAACAATGGTACATGAAAGCAATAACAGATATTACCCCACGTAGCAACATTATAGCCCATAGGATTAGTGCCATCCCAAGAATATTCACAAGGGTTGGCTTTTCTACCCAAGACAGCAAATATCCAAGATAGCGTAAGACTCCCAACATGGTTGCCGCGATTAAACTACAAATCGCGGTAAGCATAATAGTTCCGATAAAGTGCAGAATATATTTCATTTCTCCACCATCTTCTCATAAACCTTAATCAGTCTCTCTTTTTCTGCAAGCAGAGCTTCAAGTGCCTTAACACGCTCTTCCCAAATAGCAGTACTTACATCACCGTTGATGTTGTTGTGCGCACCGTTCCCATTGACTTGATTATTGTTTCCTGCCAACGAAACCTCCATCGACGTATCAGATAAATCATCCGTGTATTCTTTGAAGAAGTTGTAACCCAAGGCTTCACTTATTGTTGCGAGTTTGTCTGTATCAATACTTGTTTTATCAAGTATCCTATTCACATTTTGTTGGGGTACGCCTATTTTTCGACCAAACTCAGACTTTGACATACCAAGTTCATTGAGTTTCTGCTCAATGCTTAAACCGATGTTAACTCTTTCAATATTCATAAGCATTTTCGATTTATATAAATCATTATATAGTTAATAATTCTTAATTCCGAACAGAAACCTACTCGTTTTTGATGTAGGTAAATCTATTTTGATTACCTTTGCGGCATAAAGATACTAAAAAGTAATCAAAATAACGAATAAATGGAAATAAAACGACTTAAAACCGCTTCACTTTCCGATGCTTTGATGCAGATGTCGGTTGGTGAGACTCGCCTTGCTCCCGAAGGATACAGTAACAAGACCGTCATAAAGACCTGCTGTGAACTCAAAGAGAAAGGCTATGTGTTCAGCACAACAACGAAGACTGGAGAACAAGTAATAACCCGAATAAAGTAAACAACAATGAAAAAGTTAATCATCACCTCAACACTCCTTGTTGCAAGCCTCATCAGCTGCAACACCTCAACCCATTTGTCTAACGAAGAACTCGACCGCATCAGTTTGTCAGCCTTCTGCAAGGATTTCGGCTACAACGAACAGGCCGACCGTGACAACGAGCAAGCCATCAACGATTATCTCGACGCTTGGCGCGGCTCCGTGTCCGAGGAAGAGGCATTTGCAAAACTCGGTATCACGCAAAGCTACTAAGCCATGCCCAACCAGTTCTGCAAATCCTGCAAGCAGTCCTACAACGCCATCAACGGATGTTACTGCACCCTGCTCAACCGCTACGTTGAGCACACAAAAGAGCCTCCATGTTCAAACCCTATAAAATCAGACAAGAAATGAAAAAAGCAATCTCAATTTTCCGCATCTCCATTCTCGCCCTCATGGGCAGTGTTGGCGTACTCTTCCTCCTTGGTGAGGAACAGGACGAAACTGTACTCTCGTTTTTCCTGCATTTCCTCTTCGACAAGGTGTTTGGCCTTGCCATGCTTGCCGCAATGTGTGTGCTCTTTTGGCGTTGGTGCAAGACCGACAACTGGCTCAAAGCCATCAATGAATGGTGCGAAGAGATAGACGCACAAGCAGGAGATTAAAGGATAATGGACTACCTCAACTTCTCCGACAAGTGCGTACGCTACTCCGCCTTCCTCAACGACCTAGCCGCACGCATCGTCCACCTGCTGAAGCTCGATGCCAACGACCCGGAGTTCATCAGCCAAAACAAAGCATTTGAAATGTTCGGGCGTGGCAATGTGGAGCGGTGGCGCAAGCAGGGAAAGGTAACAGCCTACAAGCGTCCGGGCAAGGTCGAATACCGAACAGCCGACCTGCGGCTCTTGCAGAGGATACAGCAAGATTATCTTGGCAAGTAGCCTCAACTGCCGCAGATAGCATGCTAATCGGATAGGCACGAAAGGAATTAAAGCCTGAGACATTAGGTAGGTTCAACTCCTCCCTGCGGCTCCATACAAACAAATAATATTCATCTTTTAATTCTTAACACTATGAGTAAGATAGGACTTACAGTTGAGCAAATCAACGCAATGGAACCTACTGGGATTGTTCGCAATGACAATGTACGCGACAAGTTCATCCAAATTTATGAGGCAATGTGGACACCATCCACCGGAACATCAGGCGAAGCAGCCTACGAGCGCGAGTCACGCAACTTCAACCGTCTGCTTTCTGAGAAAGAGGACGTGCGCAAGACGTGTACAAAGTTCTCGCTCTTCACAGCTTTCCTCGACGTGGCAATCTCTGGACTCACCCTCGACCCCGGCACCAAGGCGCAAGCCTACCTCCTCGCTCGCTCCGTCGCCGTTGACAGTTTCTATGACAACGGACAGAAGAAAAACAAGTACGAAACACACTGCATGCTCACCGTGTCCGGCTATGGCGAGCTGGTGCTTCGTGCACGCTGCGGCCAGATACGCCACGCCGACAACCCGGTTATCGTGTACGAAGAGGACAGCTTCGAGTTTGGCGAACGCGACGGACAAAAATTCGTCAACTACACATGTCGTCTTCCCCACACCACCGGTCGTATCGTTGCTTGCTTCATGAAGATCACTCGCGCCGATGGTTCAGCCGACTATTCCGTTATGCTGCCTGAAGACTGGACACGACTCTCCAACTACTCCGCTCGTCAGAACGGCAAATACAATTATCAGACCAAGACGTGGGAGAACGGCAAACCCAATGCGCTCTACGTTGCACAAGGCGGACAGATTGACCCCGGCTTCCTCGTTGCCAAGTGCATCAAGCACGCCTTCAAGACCTACCCGAAGGCACGTGTCGGTCGTGCTACGCAGTTGGAGTCACAGCAGGTTGACGAGACAGAAATCACTGACGACATCTACGGCGTTACTGGTGATGGCGAGAAGGTTGACACCGCCACTGGCGAGATTATCCAAGAGAAGCAAGACTTCACACCTCAGACCGACACGTCTGCAGGAGTAACCGTTGACCCTGCCGCCAACAACGACGACGACACATTCTAACCCTATAATACTTACAACAATGAGTGAACAGACAACAGACCTCACCATCGTACGCAAGGGAAACGTACAGATGATAGCGCAATCCGCGCCACAGATATACAAGGACAACACAACCTCGTCCGAGCGTTGCACTGAGTATGGCCAGAAACTCCTTGCACAGATCAAGGCCAACGGCATGAACGACGAACTGGATATGCAGTGTGCCAACTACATCAACAAGGCTCGCAACACGGTGAAGAAGATGAACACCAACCGTTCTGCCATCACCAAGATATTCGACCTGATACGTTCCGAGTTCACCGGCATGGAAAATTCTGTCGATCCTACCAAAACCGGCTCTATCCCTTATCAAATTCAGCAGGAGCGCAATGCCTATGCAGCACGTAAGCGTGAAGAGGAAGAACGCCGCCGCCGTGAAGAGATTATCCGTCAGCAGCGCGAACAGGCTCTCAGCCGCTACAAGCAGGACGTGGAGGACGACTTCAAGCGTCAGTTCAATGTATATACGACCAATGCCACAAACGAGCTGACAAAGCTCAACAGCGGTCTGAACCTCGAAAACTACGAAGCACAGTGCAAGACTATCCGTGAATATCCCGTCACGCTTCCGGCTGACTATGGAAACACGCTGAACTCTACAGTCCTTATCCCGACTGAAATTGCCGACATGAGAGACCAACTGCCGGGCATTCGTTCTTCCATCCTTGCCAAGCTCATGCAACAGTTCCGTGAGCAGTTTCAGTTTGAGGTAGCCGAATACCGTGACTCCATCATCGATATGCTGCCATCAAAAAAAGCAGAGCTGGAACGTATGCAGAAGGCAAACGAGGAAGAGAAGGCACGCATGGCTGCTGAACTGAAAGCACGTGAGCAAGCGGAAGCCGCACGTATCGAGGCAGAGCGCAAGCGCAAAGAGGAAGAGGAAGCTGCCAAGAAGAAGATGCAAGCCGAGGCTTCCGAGATTGGAAGCCTGTTCGGTCAGCAAGCGGTTGTTTCTCCGGCTGGCTACCAACCGAAGACCTCTGTCAAGAAGCGTATTCACTTCCACGACGCACAGGGCGTTCTCGCTGCCGTATCTATGTGGTGGTCCAAGGAGGGACAGTTCATGTCGGTCGAAGACCTCGCCAAGATATTCAAGAAGCAGATCACGTTCTGCGAGAAGGTGGCTAACGACAAGGACCACCCGGAGTTCATCAGTTCAACATCAGTTTCCTATAATGAGGAAGTAAAAGCTAAATAAGCAGTTATGTACGAAAGTGGTTATTATCCTGCCGGTGCGGAGTTCGACCCACGCGCACCTTGGAATGAACGAGAGCCTACGATGGTCGAATGTGCTGCTTGTGGCGGTACTGGCTATCACTACTACGCCTACGACTTTGTGGACGACTGCGAAACGGAATGTACCGAAGAGGAATACGACCAGCTACCAGAAACCGAGGAAGAAGCCGAAGCCAAGGGCGAACACATCATCAAGGGCGAAAAGGAAACCTGCGAGGTGTGCGACGGTGAGGGCGAAGTTGAATACGAACCTGATTACGACGATTATGACGAAGATTAACAACCCGGACGAATACTATCAGCGCAGTGAGGTCAGTAATTCTGACCTCACCGAACTGAAGAACCTGCTGCACCCTCACATGCAGTTCGGCGACAAGGAGGCTGCTTTCCGCTTCGGATCTATCGTCGATGCCATCATCACCGAACCCTCGCGTGTTGACTTCCTGCACATGACCATCGACGGCGAACAATGTTCTGAGGAGGAGTTCCTCCACGCTCGCGAAATGCAGCGTGCACTGCGTGCAGAAGCACGACGAGACCAATTCCTCGCTAAGGTTCTCGAACATGCCGATACACAACGCTTCATGGTCAACAAGCAGCAGGAGTTCTGCAATGGAGGATTTACCTTCCATCTGGACACACGCTGCAAATGGGACTGGTGGTTGCCAATAGCCAACTTCGGCGGCGATCTGAAAACAACATTCGCCTCAACACAAGCGGAGTTCGACAACGCTGTAGATTTCTTCGACTGGGACCGTAGCCGAGCGTGGTACATGGACATCGCCCATTCCGACCGCGACTTCATCTACGCAATCAGCAAAAAGAACTGCAACATTTTCAAGAAGTTCATCAACCGTGGCGACGACATCTACAATCGCGGACGCGATAAGTACGAAGAACTTGCCTTCCAATATTGGGCTTTCAACCTCATGTAACAACAAAGTATGAAAAATAAATTATCACAGACAGCACAAATCCAGCTGCTCAAACGCCTCAGACGCATGTGTCCGTTCGCTGTGTTCTCTGGCTCGTACGGATATACATGCGGTGGCATGGTTGGGGGGGGGTACGTTCTTCTTCAGGCATGGCCGCTCGCTCAAAGGAAGCTCGCCATTGCATGCTCTCATGCGCCGACTTGCGCAAGCAAGCATACATACAAGGCTACGACATAACGATTTCAAAACACACAATCAATGCTTATGGCTGAAACTCTGAAACATAACCTTCGCGTCGAGCCTTACGACTATCAGAAGAAGGGCATACTTGCCGGGCTACGCTGGCACCGCTTTCTCATCGGTGATGAGCCGGGCTTGGGAAAGACGCTGCAAAGTATCGGTGTCGTTGACTGTGCCAATGCTTACCCTTGCCTTGTGGTCTGTCCGTCCTCGCTCAAAATCAACTGGCAACGCGAGTTCGAGAAATTCACCAACAAGAAAGCCCTTGTGCTCGACAATTCCGTGCTTACCACATGGCCTTATCTTCTCCGGATGGGCATGCAGCAGGTGGCGGTCGTCAACTACGAGTCGTTGCGCAAATACTTCGTGTGGGACATCAAGGGAGGCTCACGTGGTGGGTTCCGGCTGAAAGATGTGGTCTTCACGCCGGACATCAATATCTTCAAGTCCATCATCATAGACGAGAGTCACCGCGTTAAAGACCCATCAGCCCAGCAAACCATTTTTGCACGTGGCATTGCTGAAGGCAAGGAGTATCGCATTTTGCTGTCAGGAACACCGGTTGTCAACCGTCCTGCCGACCTCATAGCGCAGCTTTCCATCATGGGACGTTTGCCTGAGTTTGGCGGACGCGCTAAGTTCCTTGCCGAGTACGGCGGTGGCGAAATCTCCAAAGAGAGACGAGGAAATGATGAGGACGACGCTCCGCGCAACCTCGACCGGCTCTCTGCAGAACTCTATGCACGCTGCATGATCCGTCGCGAAAAGGCTAAAGTGCTCACCCAATTACCCGATAAAACGCGCACCGACCTCATCGTTGACATCTCCAACCGCGACGAGTATATGCTTGCAGAAGCCGACCTTGCAGAATACCTGCGCACATATACCGAGTGCGACGACATCGACATACGACGCAAAATGCGCATGGAGGCTCTTGTCAAGTTCATGACGCTACGCTCGCTCTCTGCAAAAGGAAAGGTGAAGCAAGCCATCGACTTCACACGCACCTTCCTCGCCAACGGCAAGCCGCTCATTCTCTTCTGCTCTCTGCATGAGATTGTGGATGAGATAAAAAAAGCGTTTCCCAACGCGGTCAGCGTCACCGGGCGCGACTCCATGATGATGAAACAAGCAGCCGTCGATGCGTTCCAGTCCGGGAAAGCACAGCTAATTGTCTGCTCCATAAAAGCAGCTGGCGTAGGTCTCACACTCACGGCATCGTCTAACGTGGCTTTCGTTGAGTTCCCATGGACTTATGCCGACTGCTGTCAATGCGAAGACCGCGCACACCGTATCGGACAAAAGGACAACGTGACGTGCTACTACCTCCTTGGCCGTGGAACCATCGACCGCACCCTCTATGCCATCATCCACAAGAAGAAGTCCATCGCCAACCAGATAATGGCAACCGACGACGACATTCCACAGGATGAAATGTACTTCGACCAGCTTACGTCACTCTTCCTCAATCCGGACAACGATGGCTGACCTATGTAAGACCGACCTGCAAAAGGTCATCAAGTATCTCACCGATGCAGCAACACTCTACGATGCACAGCAAGGCTTGCGCTATTCCAGCCGTGCATGGTGCATCAGACAACTTATCGTTAAACTAAAGAAACGGCAAAATCAAATCACAACAATATGAAAACATCAATGACCACCACACAGGCGTTCCGTCAGCTCATACGTTGTCATGCCATTATAGCAGTCAACGTCTGGAATACCATCAACTTTTTCGTCACCCGGCGTTCATGGTGCGCCCTTGCACTTGTTATACTCATAGGGTCTGCGGCAAGTGCCATGTGCATCATGTCTGCGCGTGCCGAGCGCGATCGTGCGCAACAGGCACAAGCCAAGCTGCAACAACAGGTGGAACAACTGAAAGTAGAAAATGAATTTATCGCAAAATAAATATTCACAAGTTAAACTCTATCAATCATGACAAAGAATGAATTGGCACGTGAGGTATCAGTATCTGAGAAACTGCACCTCTCAACAACAGTGAAAGCCATCGACGGCACACTCAGAGTTATCAAGGAAGCACTCGCCAAGGGTGAAGTGGTTGTTATCCGTGGCTTCGGCACCTTCACCCCGGTTGAGGTAGCCGAGCGCACAGCACGCAACTTCAATACCGGCAAGCCTCTGGTTATCCCGGCACACACGTCTGTCAAGCTCCGTGCAAGCAAGGAACTGATAAAGGCGATCAACGAAGGAAAGGAGGCCACACTATGATGCTATATGAATGTGGTATCCGTTACGAGCGGACGATGGAGAACGGCATGAATAAGAAAGTCACAGAGTTGTACCTTGTTGATGCTTGCTCGTTTGCCGAGGCTGAAGGACGCATCACAAAGGAAATGGAACCGTACATATCTGGCGACTTCGATGTAGTAACCATCAAACGTACCAACTACTCCGAGATTGTGGAAGGTTTGTCCACTGCCGACAAGTGGTTCAAGGCAAAACTCGTGCTCATCACCATTGATGAAAAGTCTGGCAAGGAGAAGAAGACCGCTACTCACTTCATCGTCAGTGCCTCCGACATCAACAATGCACACATCTGTGTTGTTGAACACATGAAAGGTTCTGTCATGGACTTCGAGATTGCTACGCTCGACGAAACTAAGATTATGGACATCTTCCGTTACAAGCCTAACACAGCTAATGGATAAGTTCTATAATCATGCCTTCCAAGGCCGGAATAAGTACGGCAACAAGCGCGTAGGATCCCACGCATCCAAGAAGGAGCACTACCGAGCTGGCGAACTACGCATGATGCTGCGTGCCGGACTTATCTCCGACCTTCGGGAGCAGGTATCATACCTGTTGATACCTGCACAATACGGCGAGTGTGGCAAAGATTTCAAAAATCGTCCTACACGTGTCCTTCTCGAACGTCCATGCTCTTATGTAGCCGATTTCGTTTATACCGACAAGGCTACCGGGCAGACCATCGTGGAAGACACAAAGGGAGTCAGAACAAAGGAGTATATCAACAAGCGGAAACTCATGCTGCATGTGCATGGCATCCGCATTAAAGAGGTTTGATTTATATGGCACGAGACAGTTTTATATTCTATCGCAGTTTCCTTGAGGCTATCAAGTGTATGCCCTCAGAGGTACAGGCCGAGATTTACCCGGCTATCGTGGAGTATGCCCTTAACGGAAAGGAACCTAAAGGACTATCCGACATTGCCAAGGGGGTCTTCATACTTATCAAGCCAGTGATGGATGCCAACAACGCACGCTCTGAGGGCGGCAAGAAAGGCAAGAAGTTCGGCAAACTTGGCGGTCGCCCTGCTAAGGATAGAGCTGTCTCGTCTGCCATTTCTGACAAGCCCAACGTCACGCCCGGCTACACGCTCACGCTGGAGCAGGAGATTGAAAAAATGCGTGCCGATCGTTCTTGGAACGAACCGGTATGTATGCAGTTCCACATACGCGAGGACGAGCTTGGCAAACGCCTCGACTCCTTCCTCAACCACTGCCGTTGCGAGTATGAGGGCAAATCTCACGACAATATCAATGATGCCAAACGTCACTTCTGTTCGTGGATGCGCAAGGCGTACTCTTCACATGCCGAGCCGGAAGACGCACAAGAGCTGCCACCTCCGTCATACGAGTTCAATGGCGGCTTCGGTGGGCAAGATGTCTAACCTTTAATGTCTGAGACTATGGCTCAATATCCACAATGCCTAATCGAAGAACTTGCCAAGTATGGCCGTCAGCCTACCGGCAACAAAGAATGGGACGCTCTCGTCCTTTCCGCTCTTCGCAAGAACGAACGCGAGAAGGATGCGCCGTGGCTCACCCTGCACCAATGCGCACTCAACCTACGGCGAGAGAGCGAAAAGGCGAGAGCACAGACGTACAACCTTGCCGACCCTAACGTATATAGTGCACACTCCAGCTTCCTTGTCTATATCGCCAACTCCGTTGTGCTGGCTCCGCAACGCCGTAAGTTCATCGTTGACGACGACAACAGGCAGGTGCTGCGCTTCCTCTTGCTCTACTTCAACAACTGCCCTCTGGCTGAAGAAGTGTTCCCCGAACGTGGCTACAAGCTACACAAGAACCTACTTATCCAGGGCGGTGTAGGTGTTGGCAAAACGCTCCTCATGCAGATATTCAGCGAGTATCTGCGGCTCACTAAGAACCCTCGCTTCTTTCACAACGTGTCGGTCACACAGATGGTCAACTACTACACCATCCACAACAACCTCGACCGCTTCACTTACTTTGAGGAGGAAAGCAAGGGCTTCCAGTGTAAGCCCGAAAACGTGTGCCTCAACGACATCGGCATACAGGACCGCACGTTCTTCGGCATGGACACCGGGTTGCTCACTGATGAGTTCCTTCACGCTCGCAACGAGATTTGGACACAGTTCGGCAAGTTCGCCCACCTGACTACAAACCTTGACAACAAGGAGCTTGAAAAGCGGTTCAATCGCAATGACGGCTACGGCCGACTTGTGGATCGCTTCAAAACATACAACGTAATTCCTTTACCGGGAAAAAGTAGAAGATAAATATTACATCAAACAAATAAAAGTCGCGCAGAAGCAAAGCAAATAGCCATTCCAGCCATTTCACAAAGCCCACGCGCACCCCAAAACAAACAATAGCAACCATGAACATACAATCATACGGCAGATGGTACCTCGCCGTCGATGCCAACGGACTCGCATCGCTCTTCGCCAACAAGCCCACTCGCCTACGCACCGTATGGGTCGCTAACGGACAGTCTTTCACGCTCTCACCTGGCGAACTCGACAGCCTGCTCACCAAAATGAACGCACCGGCCATGCAATGGACCGATGAACCTCGACTCATCGACATGGTCGTAACCATCAAACCATTAGTCTGCGCATAACTCAGCAACAACAAAATAACTATGTGGAAACCAAAAAATGGCGAGATTGTGTTTTCAGTGAGAGTAACAAAGGATTTTATGTTTGCTACAACAAAATTAGAGTGGACTGAAAACGACAAACTTTTGCAAAAGGCTTTCGAGCGCGGAATAATATTTAGATATGCCGATGAAGCCTTGCAGTTGAGCAGAAGAATGAACTATGTAATTGACAATTTTAAAAACCCCGAAAATGGAAAATAAATATAATTTCAAACCCTTTGATAAAGTTCTTGTACGCGATAAAGATACAAATCAATGGCAAATAGACCTGTTTGAGCTTAACGAAACTGGTAATTCAAGATATAAATACAAATGCCTTAATTCATCATGGGTGCAGTGTATTCCCTACGATGGCAACGAGCATTTGCTCGGAACTACAGACAGCCCTCAGAAAGAGGAGGAACAAGAAGAAAAGCAAGATGAAGTAACCGCCGATAATTACGGGTATGATTCGAATTTTTTCAAGGGAGGTGATATTGTTCTCGTTCGCAGCAATGTGTTAAGAACGTGGCGCGCAGAAAGGTTTGTAAAATACGAAAATGGGAAATATGCTCCTTTTGTAGGCGTTTTCGGTTCGTGGAAAGAATGTGTTCCGTTTGATGGAAATCAAAATTTATTAGGAACAGATGATTATCCCGAAAGCTACAATCAAAACAAAAACACTCTTTTCGGTGTAAGGCTGAAGCCCGGCTATGTATTGGAGTTTGAAGACGAAGAAATAGGCATTTTATTCCCAACCGCCAATGGCTTTGCGGTTTCGTACGCCAAAGGACTATGGCAGTTTTTAAAAGGCATAAAAAAAGATAGCATTGTCAGAATCTTGGGAATTACGAAGACTGATTATCTGAGAAGCGGTGAACTTCTATGGAAAAAGCCGAAAAAGCAAACTTTCACAAAATCCGAAATTGCTGAAAGACTCAACATGAACGTACAAGACTTTGAAATCTTTGAAGAAGATAACGAAGAAAATGAATAAAATAAAAATAACAGACCTAAGAATTGGTGACATCGTTTGTAACCCTCGCACCAAATTCCCCATGCGCGTAGTTGGCATATACGAAGATGGTACAGTGTATTTGGATTTCGACGGCAACGAAGGTGATTTTTTCGAAGAGAACTGCAAAGACCTTGAATTTGCCGATGAACAGCAGAAGCCCGAAAAAGTAGAATACAACAAGTGCTTTTACAACTATGGCACAAAGAAAATTTATAAAACATTGAGTGCAGCACGTTCGGCGTGCAAAAGTGCTTACGTTTACAGATGCTGGGCCTTAGGCGATGAAGTAAAATATCTTTCTCAGATAGCGTGTTACTCAGAACAAGTCTGTACAATCAAACAGGCTGACGAAAAAATCTCAAAAGCGATTGAAAAGGGATTTGTCGGAGTAGGATTTAAAGACAAACGCATGTGCTAAAATTATGGAAATTGAATACGAACTGATTGACAACGGAGTGCTACTCACCGACACCGAATGCGGACTGCGCGTGGCTGCGCTCAACGACGATGAGGGACGGAGCAGCACCAACCAGAAGGTGAAAGCATTGCTCGGCGATTGGCTGCACTGCGAAATCGAAAACGTAATAGAGCGAACAACGGCCTTCAAAATCAAAATTACCATCGGCATAGAACCCATTAACGAATAACCAAACCATAACTAAAAACAACAAAAATGAACAAACAAGAAGCCATCCAGGCAAAACAAGACATCGAAAAAGCCTTCGAAGAAATCTCAGACCGCATGCTCGCCCTGCAACTCCAATACCCGGGACTCGGAATACTGGCCGCCTACCGATTCGCACAACACTCAATTATCGACACCAAGGGCTGTGTACCCGCCGACAACGTAACATCCACAGGCTCTACAGTCCTTGGAAATATTGAAACCACATTCGCAGGGCTGGCACACATCTTACATAGTATCGCCATCGAGGAAAACATGCCGAAAGCAGCCGAAGCACTCATCGTCTCTCTCGATGCCAGTTGGAAAAAAATGAAAGAAGACTACAACATCATCCTCGACTAACAAAATCCCAACAAAATCATGCACCACTTAACCATCTACCTCACACTGCTACTCTGCCTCACCTCCTGCCATCTCCACCGCCATGCAGCGCAGCCCATGCCCATGCAGCCCGCCCACACCGGCACCACATCAGTATGCACCCTCACCAACGTAGTACGCCATTACGACACGCTCTACATACCCCTCCCCGCTGAGGCTCAAAGCGCACACGTACGCGACACCACATCGCACCTCCGAACCACCTACGCCCTCTCCAATGCAGCCATACTCCCCGATGGCAGTTTGCGCCACACCCTACGGCAGCTACCCCTGCCCATCAAGGTCGTAACGCACACCGATACAGTCTACCGCACCATCAACCGCCAACAAACCGACACAAACATCTCCCCATGAAGCCTATAAGTAACGGCATTGTTACTCTGCACGACGAAAATGACAACGACAAAGGGGCATTCAACTGCATGCAGCTTATCAAGTTCCTCACAGCCGAAGGATGCACCGAATGGGCGCTCTGGCACAAAGCGCACCTGCGCCTCATGCAGCAGCAGGGTCTCATCGCCGACTTCGTCTATACCGACAATGCCTCAGGGCAAACCGTCGTCGAGGACACAAAGGGGGTGCGGACTAAGGAATACATCATCAAACGAAAACTCATGCTACACGTCCACAACATTCAAATTCACGAAATCTAAACAAACCAACCTATCCGTTTAATCCCATCAATCCGTGTTCTATAAAACAAACAACTATGTCTGAAAAATTCGAAATCAATCTCTTCGTCAAACGCCTACACCCCAACACTGTCATCCCTACATACGCACACCCTTCTCTTCGCTTTCTTTCTCATGCTCGCTTGGCAATTAGGCAAAGACAAAGGCAAAGAGCATGGCTACTTCGAGGGTTACAAGAAAGGATTTAGCGATGCTAAGTTCTTATCAAAGATGGAACACGAAAGGCAGCATCAATTAGAAACGATGATCAACAAACACACTTTCATCAAATGTGAAGTGTGTTTGAAACGTCATGGTAAACATAAAACAATAAAACAATGAAAACTTACATCGGAACAAAACAGGTTAAGGCCGAACCTATGAACGAATTGGCCGCAGTAGAGAAAGGTTACGCTCGCAAGAACGAGGACAACCACGAATGGCGTGAAGGTTATCACGTGCAGTACACCAACCCAGACGACAGTACCTACGACTCTTGGTCTCCTAAGTCTGTCTTTGAGCAAGCCTACAAGTGTGCCGACAGCTTCATCGACCGCTTGCAGATAGAGCACGACGAATTGAAGGAGAGTTACAACAAGCTCGACAACTTTCTTGAAAGTGGCAAGGCAGAGAAGGTATGCGAAAAAAACAGATTTGGCTCATGGCTCTCCAGCGTATGAACATGAAAAATTATCTTGGCAATCTTGCTACGCGCCTTAAATTCTTGAAAGATGCGCCATCCCAAACGCAGGGCTAACATGCTCTACAAGCTACGTAGGAGAGGTATTCACTGCAACACCAAGGAGCGGTGCATATACCTCCCCTACAATGAGGATCCAAAGCACTACCCACAAATACCAAGGTTGTGCCGGGAGTTTCACTTCTACGTTCAATTCATCATCACATGATGGATTGAACGTCCCTCTAAACTTAAAACCATCTTTCATCAACAACCCTATATCTTTGCATTATGATTAAACTCTTGGAACGAACACGCCGCCCCGACATAACATTCTCCCGTAATGGCCGCATTTCCATTACGGCAAGAGTCGTGCGGCTACTCTCGCTCCAGCCGGGCGACAGTATCAACGTAGCCTTCCGCCTTGGCGAGTGCTACCTGCTTGCTGTCCGGCACCAAAATGCAATAGGACGGTATGTCGCACAGTGTCACCCGACAAAGAAAGGTTCCAACAACTACTGTGCGTCTTCCGTCCTCCTCGCACGGCTCATGCTCGACAACTGCGGCATAAAAGAGCAGCGTGCCTCATTCATGATAGGCCAAGCAGAGAAACGCGACGGCGAAACAGTTTTACCAATAATATTTAAGCATCCGTTATGAACCAAGAAATAAAATATAGTGGCTTCTCCGCTGTGCCGTCCGACTATGAATGTTCCGACGGCTCTCTTGCCGTGTCCATCAATCTCCTGCCCGAAAACGGATCATTACAGCCTATTCTGCCTCCGTCTGTTGAGATACAACTTTCTGACGATATAGGCAGTTGCGTGTTCATTCACGAGTCATCAAGTTTCACGCACTACATTGTAGCCAAGGACAATTCATATAGCTGGTTTGACAAAAAAAAGCCAGATACAACCACCGCTATTGGCAACGTAACTAACTGCATAAAGGTTACGTCTGTTGGCAACACTCTCATTTTTCTTACAGATAATGGCATGCAATACTACCTGTGGAAAGGCGGCTCCACAGGCTACCTGTATCTTGGTTCAAAAATACCAGAGTGTCCGCTGTCATTTGGTTTGCAAGGCGAATTAGTTCGCACAGATGAGTTCTCCATTAGCTTCAACGGCATCAGTGAGGGTGATATTTGGAAAGAGTTTTCTGACGATAACAAAAATAAGATAACAGACCAAGTGCTTGCAAAGGTCAATAAGTTCATTGCCGAGGAAAGTACAAACAAAGGACGTTTCATTTATCCTTTCTTCATTCGCTATGCTTATCGTCTCTATGACGGTTCGCTTACGATGCACTCTGCACCCATTCTCATGATTGCATCTTCCGACTTGTCGCCACAAGTATTCTGGAACCACATCCGTGGAAAAGGCTCATACAAGGAGGCTGCAATGCGTGTTGTCGCAATGGTTCACAAACTGGACTATGCAGTTATCGAGCAATCGTATATCAACAACCTTTCCAACTGGAAGGACATAGTGCGCTCTGTTGACATATTCTGTTCCAAACCGATATACACCTACAACCAGAATGGTAAATGTGAACGTTTTGCTGCATCCTCTGAAATAGACTCATATTGTGTGTGTAAGCACACCAATCAAGCAGCATCTACCACAACATACCCTCTACGTTACCAAAAGCACACATTCAACAAACTATATGCGTACACATTCGACCCAACAAATCTTACATATCCTGCTGGACGTTTGATATTGCCTCGTAGGTCGGTTGATGCTGTAAAGGAGGACATCAAGTCCACATCGCAATTCTATATGCTGGAGAGTATAAAAATTGAGGCTCTGACTACTTCACGCACGTTGCTCAACATCGAAGAGGATTATCTTCAGTCACTCGTCACGCGCGAGGTAATGACAGATGATTATGACAGTCACGACACAATTGTTCCTCGCTATGCTTTCGCGTATAACTCTCGCCTCAATATTGCAAACATAAAGAAAATGTTGTTTTCTGGCTATAACGCGGCATCTGTATTTTGTTATACAGATGGATATGTCGGCAATTGGAATGATGAGCACATGACCCCAACATACTTTGACGACAAGGCTGCCTATTCTGTATACATTTACATCAAGCAGGACGGCAGGGATATTATAGTGAGAGGGGATGCATATCAATTGGGCAACTATGATGCTCCTATGTTGTTCATATACTATCCTAATGTCAATGCTTACAAGGCTGTCATTGTAAAGTGGTACGTTTTGGGTTCACCATACGAGGTGCAGCTCGAGCAGCATGGTTTCCTTAATGGTTCATTCTATTTTGGAGGTTGGGACAATCCAGAACAGAAAGGTACAACTCCCACCGTATCGAGCATTTCAGACCGCACAATAGATGTCCCCAACAAAATCTACACCTCCGAGGTCAACAACCCCTTCTACTTCCCGGTACTTGGTATCAACACCGTTGGCACGGGAGAGATTAAGGGCATCTGTTCTGCAGCAAAGGCTCTCTCAGAAGGACAGTTCGGACAGTTCCCTCTCTATGCCTTCACCTCTGAGGGTGTATGGGCGTTAGAGGTTTCGTCTACTGGCATCTATTCTGCCAAGCAGCCCATCACGCGCGACGTGTGCATCAATCCCGACAGCATCACACAGCTCGACTCCGCTGTTCTCTTCCCAACCGACCGCGGTATAATGCTGATCAGCGGCTCGCAGACACAGTGCATATCCGAAGCCATCAACTCCGAATATCCGTTCGATGCGCTCCGGCTTCCCGGGTTCGACAAGCTGCACACCATGCTCGGACATGAACCTGCAACATACAAGTGTCTGCCCACGTTGCCGTTCACAGAATTTCTGAAACAGTGCCGGATGCTATACGACTATGTTCATCAGCGCGTCATTGTCTATGCGCCCGGTATCACCTACGCCTATGTATTCTCGCTGAAGACAAATCAATGGGGAATGATGTTCTCTAACATCGTCTCACACCTCAATTCATATCCGGATGCACTGGCCATGGACACAAAAAATGCTGTACTCAACTTCTCTGTCCCAATAACGGATACCGTCAAATGCCTGTACGTCACACGCCCTCTCAAACTTGAAGCGGCAAACGTATTGAAGACTGTCGCCAGTGTCATACAGCGTGGACTGTTCCGCAAAGGAAACGTATCCACGGCCCTCTACGGTTCGCGCGACTTGCAGAACTGGCACCTTGTATGGTCAAGCAAAGACAATTATCTACAGGGCTTCCGTGGCTCTCCTTACAAGTATTTCCGAATTGCCGGTGTAGCCACACTCTCACCAGATGAAAACATCTACGGCGCGTCAGTCGAGTTCACACCTCGACAAACCAACAAGCCGAGATAAAGAAGTTATTATTAGGTTTAGTTATTTATTAAGGTTAGATTGTTTTAGGTAACAAAAGAGCCGGGATGCGTGATGCACCTCGGCTCTTGTCTTTATTATCCTAACCAATGTTGCCTGATACGCTTCCTCTCCATTCTTGAATGGATGGAGGTGCGTATTTCTTGCTCTGCCTCAGCAGCCTTGGCAAGCCACGTCTCCGACTTCGACGGATTAGTTATGCTTAGCCAGTCGGCCACGCCTCGGCACACAAGGTATTCATGTATCAGCCTTTCCACATAGGTCAGCGTGGTTTGCGAAATAGTGTTGGGCACACTCATGTTTATATGATATTGCTCCCTCTCCTTTAGCTTGTCGTCAAACTCTGTCTTGACGATTTCCTTCTTTGACCAAGGGTAAAGCATTTCCCGGCACATGGAGATACCCAAATCCAGCACTCTTGTCACCCGGTCCACATTGCCCTCCTCACCAACGTCAGCCACCATGTGCTTGGCGTGCTCGGTTTCCGGGGCCATTACATGGCTCTCCACATAGGCATTGTTCTTGATGTCATAGAGCAGCTGTTCTCGCTCGAAGGTAAGCTTTACCTTTAGCTTCGCTCCCTCATTCTCTATGCAGCAGCTCATAAGCGTTCCTCCTTAGTCTGTTGGACGCTTCGGGCGGCTACGCTTGCTCACTGCCTGTTGGATGCTCAGCAAACTTCTCTGTGCAAGGGCGATGTACTGTTCAGCGTCTGCCTTGTTTGTCACCATGTACCACTCGGCGATGGCAGAGTTCTTCAGGTAGTCGTGGATAGCCTCGCCTACACCGGTGGTTGCAGCCTCGTTGAAGTTGCTCGGCATTGTGAGGTTAAGCGTCAGGTCTGTGCTGCCGTCATAGTGGCTGTTGTCTGTGGTTGTGCCGTCCTCGTTGAGGTAGTCCGACAGTTCTGTCTTCACCTCGGCAAAGCCTTTCTTGATAGAGCGAAGTATCTTCTCGCGGTTTTCTTCATCCTCAGAGGCAAACATGCTCGCCACCTCCTTGTGGTTGTCCTTGTTCTGGATAGTACGGCCACGCAAGAAGGTCTCGTTCATGATGTCGAAGAGAAGCCACGAAATTTTGATGGTTGCCGTCACGCTCTTCTTAGCACCTAATGTCTTTTCTTGTCCTTCCATGTCAATAAAATATTATTTGTTAGTCACTCGGACGGGTCGGTCTCTTGCGGCTGTATAGCAGACGTTCCGCACCGTCCATCATTTCTCCGGCTTGGTTGAAGTAGTCAGCGGCTTCGCCCTTGTTGGCCAGCTTGAACCACTGGGCGATGATTGAGGCAATAAAGAAGTTGCGAAGGGCCGACTGTACATTGTCCTTCATCCCTTTGTCAAACGACTTGCTCACCTCCAGCACGGCTTCGTAGCCTGTCCTCGTCGCAAGCGACGGAACAACGATGCTCTGTGCCTCTACATCTTTAGGTTGTTGTATGGGTGGAATAGGAGTTATCGTTACAAATATCTGCTTCGTAGCTCCGCTCACGATCATCTCTTTCAGCCTCTCATTGGTGGCAAGCACCGACTCCTCCCAAAACCTGCCGAGGTCTGAAAGGTCGCTGTCCGTGGCGAGGATGCGGTCTCGCGCTCCCTCGTCGCCGCCTATCAGCTTCGCTCCTGTGTAGTCGGTAGCCTTGGCTACCTCTTCATACACGTCGTCCTTGAATATCTGTACGGTGATTGTCTCCATGTCAGAATGAGATTAGTGAATACGTTAGTCCGATGCCTATATAGGGCTGCATACCTTGTTTGCCGAAGCCGTAACCTGCCGTCACACCGATATGCCATTTCTTAGGAGGCTGCTTAATCTTGCGCGTTACATACTCATGCTTGGGATATACATAGATGCTGTCAAGCTGCACGTCATATCCGCTCACCCATGCCGTGTAGTCACTGCTTTTATACATCTTTTGGATGATGGGGATAGTAACCTCTGTACTGTCACGCACATCTGCCGCATCGTTTTGTGTACAGCTTTCTGCCGGTTGTGTGTCCGCACGGATAGATGGCTGCGCCTTGTCACTCTTGTGCAGGGTCACGGTCTTGTATGTCAACACCAAACTGTCCTTGGGTACCGGCATGTAGTAAGGTATGGTGTCAATCACAGTGTCACGCACCACGTCTGCAGGTTCGTGACCTTTGCTGTAGCCTCCGCAATGCACGATGCCAACCAGACAGACGATGCCAACAACCACACCTAACATTGCCCACAAAAAGCCTAAAATCTTCTTATCCATAATAGTCTTTGATAAATTCAACAATAGCGTTCACATGCACGGCTGTAACTTTGTCCTTGCCCTCATCACTCAACAAGAAGTCCACATCAGCCTTGTTGTCTTGGAAAAGGTTCTCAGTAAGTACTGCCGGGCAGTTGGTGTCACGGCAGATAGCAAGGTTCTGTGCAATGTACTTTGGATTGGGAACACTGCGATTGCCTTTCAGCCCCTGCTGTATTGCTTCACTCCAAAGATACTGAGCAAAAGCTTTGCTCTTGCTTGATGCGTTCAATCCAACGTGAGCAGAGAAACCTCTTGCATCATGCCATTTGCCATCACTTCCTGCTGCGTTGTTGTGGATTGAAACAAGCAGCACGTTCTTTGTGCCGAGTTCCTTACACACGGCATTCACCCTCCTGCAGCGTTCTTTCAACGAAACGTCTGTCTTCTCGGGCACAAGGCGCTGCACATCGTAACCCTTGCAGCGCAAGCACTGCTCCACGCGCTTCGCTATCTCGCGCGTGTAAGCCCACTCCGCCAATCGTCCGTCTGGCGACTGCTTACCGGGGGTTTCCTCCCCATGTCCGTTGTCAATCAAAATCTTCATAATCCCAATCGCTTTTTTTCAGGTTCATCCAAACTTTCACTGACCGCTTCTCCCACGTCCGGGTACTTCTTACGCAGCAAATTGATCAAGAATCGTTTCACACTAAACTTGTTCGTCACACCATGCAGGCTGCACACATGGCCCACAATGCTGTCAATCTCCCACAAGCAACCAAGCCCTAACCCCACAGCGGCCGTAACCGTATGGTTCGTCACACCAAGCGGTTCAAAAATGGCGAGCCCAAGGATAGCACCAAGCAGCAAGTAAGTAAGGTAATCCACGGCCTTGTTACACGTCCTGCGACCTGCGCGCGAAAAACGAAACTCTTTGTGCTTGTTCAGCGCATCGCTCACACCAAACCAAAAGTCCGACACAATCAGCACCACAATCAGCACCAGCATCCACCGCAGGTCATACAGCACATCCAGTGCCTCGCTACCCATCGTAGCCCACCACAGCAACCCGGCTGTTCCTGTCTTTTCCATAACTCAACACGTCCTCCTTTCTTTTCTCTTTTTTTAAAACAAATTATTCAACCACCATATCGCTCTCCGCAACATCTGCCTCAAGCGTTTTAACCACATTGCTCGCATGCAGCGTACCGCGAACATACACATCGCCGTTGTTGTACACCGACAGCTTATCGCCGCAAAAATGCACATCGCCCGTCACAATGTCAATACGTATCGGGCGCAGCGAGTTAAACGACGAACCATTCTTATTCGACAGCATCACATAAAAGTTCGCACCATCGTTTCTGAAAAACACCTTATAGCCGCCCATCGTATGCTCCAGCGCGTTCCACGTATTGATTTTCAGCGTGTTCGTCATAGCGCGCGAACCGTCCGTCTTCAAGTAAGGCGAAAGGTCGGGCGTTGAATACTTCGGGCCCATTTCCACGCCGTTCAGCACAATGCTGCCGTCCGTACAAAAGTATATCGTCGAAGCATTCGCCGTGCTGCTCATGGCTGTCGACTTTGCCGTACCTACATCTATACGGTAGTACTTACCTTCCAAATTCTTCCAAGGCTGTAACATAAATCCTCCTTCTTTTTTGATAAAACAATCAGCCCCATGCACAAAACAATAGCCCTGCGCATGGGGCTGACAAATTGTTTATAAACTATGCCAGTTTCAAAAGGGCTTCAAGCTCTGCCACACGCGCTGCAAGCGCGTTGTAGGTAGCAGTAGGCACATAGCCCGAGAACTTACTTTCAACAGCACCAACGCGTGAAGTCAAACTGTTCACAGACGCCGTGGTAGCCTTTTCAGCAAGCTTCGTGTCAATGGTGCCCTTGGTGTAAACGTCTGCCGAGTTGGCTTTCGAACTAAGCTTCGTGTCCACCTCGTTCTTTTTGTACACGTTTTCCACGATTTTAACCGCATTGACAACGCAAGCCTCTTCCTTGGTTAAACCGCCTTGCGTATACACGTTACCATCGGGAGTGCGCACAAAATATCCGTTTGTGATAGCCGTATCTTCTGCCGTCGTTTTTTGCCAGTTAGCATAATAATTTCCATCATTGGCATGAAGGCAAAGTTGGGTACTCTTTAGGCTACCCATCGGAGAACCAATCGCCAGCACCACACTACCATTGTGGTGTGATACACTTTGCATTTTAATAGTTACACCGACAGCAACACCACTGATATCAAGTACTCTGTTTACCTTTAAGGCAAGATGGGCCGAATAACTAGCTTGGCTTTTCGTCTCCTCCTTCGTATAAACCTGTGTCTTCGTATACACATCAGCCGAGTTCGCCTTCGTGCCCAGCTTTGTATCGGTCTCACCCTTCGTATAGTATCCGGCAAACTTACCCTCAGCCGCTGTCACGCGCGTAGTCAGGCTCGAAATATTGCTCGCATTCGTAGTAGCTTTCGTTTCAACCGCTCCCACGCGCGTAGTCAGACTGCTAATATTCTGGGTATTGGTGGTAACCTTTGCCTCGTAAGCCTTTCCGGCAAACTGACCATTCGCCCAACTCTTCATTTCAGCGGTATGTCCGGCCATATCCACCGTGCCACCAAGCGCATCCCAGTTCGCGGCATCAGCAGCACTCTTGTCGGCCAAAGCCACCACATTCGTACCGGCTGGATACTTCTTGCCACCAAGTGTAAACTCTGCCGTCACGTTCCATACATCACCGCACTTCACATTCGTCAGTGCCGTAACCTCAGCAATCGTAGCCTTCGTACCTTTCACACGATACACCGATGCCACAGCCGCATTCACCTTTGCCGTAATAGCACTGTCAGCCTGTGTCTTCGTGTACACGTCTGCCGAGTTGGCTTTCTTGCCCAATTCGGTGTTCACGTAGGTCTTGTCAGCCTTGGCATTGATGAGCAATGACGACGATGTTTTATGCTCGTTGAAATCAGAAGTGTTCACTTTCTGACCCAGTGCCAATTGAACATTCTGAACGTCCGCCGCATCGGCTTTCTTCTTCAACTCCGTATCCACATAGCTCTTGTCAGCCTTTGCCGCAATCGCACTCGTATTCGAAGTCTTGAACGAATCAAAGTCCGACTTCGCCACCTTCTTCCCAAGTTCGGTAGTCACCTCAGCATTGATAGCCTGCTGATTCTTGTTCTTGCTAACGTCCAAAATCTGATGAGCCTCGGCAAAAATGCCATCTGCCGTAGTCGATTTGGCACGCGCTGAATAACTGATATAAGTTACTTCTGCCATTTTCCTATTTCTTTCTTTTAAAATTAAACCTCTGACTATTCTCTCTACTCACTTACTTAAAAGTCACCGAATGCTTGCAAACACCCTGTGCCGTGGCAAAGCGAAGCTGCGTGTAGGTTACACCACCAATCGTTACATTCGTCAACTTCTTGAAAGGTACAGGCAACGGACCTTCCTGACCGCTCGGATTATCACCTTGCATCGAAGAGGGAAGGGTCACACCATTCGGCACAAGAATGTAACCATAGCACTGCGGTGACGAAAAGTCAAATTCGTAAGTACCCGAGGCATTCGCTTTGGGGCTGACCGACTTGAATATCGTTGAGAGCGAAAATTCTGTACCCAACGATTCATCAGGACTCACACCATACCAAATCTTATGGTAAGCAGGAATCTTCACAGATTTCATGAAAGTCACGCCCTTAACACTCACAGTTACCGAAATGGTTTGCTCTACGTTCTTGCCATCCGTAGCCCCTGAATAACTGTGATCAACGCCACCTGCAATCATGGTAATGGGTGTACCAAGCGACAGTCCACCAACTGATGCTTGGGCCGTAGGAGCTGCATCGGGCGCAACAGCCTCGCCATCGAATGTGCAATACACGCTAACCGAAACTCTCGCCGGAGCGGCAGCATCCTGCACCGTAGGCGAAACAACAAGTTTCACACCGATACGTGCTTTGAACTCCGCATCCATTTTCTCTTTGATAAAACTGGCCTCACTCTCGCTCAGTCCCACGCGCTGACCATTAAACGATAGCTCGTGGCCTTTGCAAATAACCAGGCGGTTATCCTTAAGTGATTTTGCCTCTTCCAGGGTCTTGTTCGCGCTAAAACCTACGCGCGTGCCCCCGGCAACAATAATTTCTGCCATAATTTTTTGTTTTGTTTTGGGTTAATAATTGTTTGTATTTCCGGAAATGATCAAACAGTCAATAATTCACGAAGCTGCGCCAATTCATTTTCAAGTATCTCTACCCGTCGGCGCAAATCGCTCGGGTCGGGCATCTCGCCACCGCCACCGCCCTGCACCAGCTCCAAGCGGTTACGCCCAGGGTTCCAGCAGTAAAGGGCCGAATCGCACAAAAACAGCTTGTTAGCCCTCACATGCCCCTCATCGTCCATGAACTGATACCGCGAAGGCCAGTTGTTACACCACGCACCCCTACGATATTCCGCCACGAACACCTGCTGCCCCGTATGGAAACGAATGCTCAGCGGACGCTCAACGCTCATGTCAGCCACCGACCCCAGCGAAGCAAACCCATCGAACCGCATTGTGCAGCCCTCGATCAAGTCTGCCACATGCCCCTCCAGCTTCCCAATCTTCGGCACCTCAACCTCCACAGCCTTCATACGCTGCTCAAAGTCCACGTCCGTGCTCACAAGCCCATCTATCACCTCAAGCTGGTCCTTGTCGGCCGACTTCAATGATGCAATCGCCGCATCGTAGGTCTTCTGTAGCTGCTTAACAAAACTGTCCTTGGCGCGCTCATTGAGAGAATGCTGCACAAAAAAAGCATCTTCCGCCTCCTTGTTCTGCCAAGGAGACCATTTCAGCGCAGGCCAGCTATTGCCGTCGGGCATCGACGACGTATCGTACTCGAATAGCGAAAAATAAGCCTTGATGCCATTACCCGAAGCCAAATCGCCACCATCGGGAAAAGCACTTTCTATCGTATACGCCGAAACCATGCCGCTAATACGCAGGTAGTCGCGGTTCGTAAACATGCGATGAAGCACATTCACCTTATTATGGTTGTGTGACTTCGCAATTTCGGCGGTCGTTCCGGCTCCTTCTATCACATAGTGCGTATGAAATTCCTGTGTCAGCACGTGTTCCATGTTATCGGCAAACTGAAACAGCACGCCTACCACACGGCCCTGGTCGTCTACAACCATCATCACGCTGCGACGTGGCTCACTCTTCACACCCTCTACCGTCTCTTTGTCTAACTCCGAAACCTGCACAACGGCCATTTCGGCTTTCTGCACGGATTCGGTCAACGATTCAACCTGAGCATCGGTCGCATCCATGCGGTCTTTAAGAGCCGACAAATCTTCCAAAAAGGGCTGACAGTCTATGCTCGGATTACCGCCTTGCTCGCCGGTAGCTACCCATTGCCCGTTCTCGGCTACATAAATGTCGCCGGGCACTGTATTACCGACAATAGCCCACCAGCCTTTCTCAGGACGGGGGTACGCTTTCTTCAGGGCTTCTTCTGAGGTAAACAGGCCTTTGTTTGCCCATTTCACATTACGGGCTTCAAGCCAGCCGTCAACGGTCAGATTGTGGCCGACCTTTGCCGAACCGCGTATGGTGGCCTTGCCGCCGATGTTAACGTCACGACTAACCGCAACGTCACCATCTATCTGTTTTGTTGGTATTGAACTCATTATTCAAAAATGCTTTTTGCCAAGTTGTTCATTGCGGCTGCTTGCTCGCTCGCACCATAGGCGGTTAGTACTAATGCTGCCGTAGTATAAACCACGGCTGTGTAACAACGCTCGCTGATGTCTATGCCGTCCCCATCGTCTATGCTCGGATAAGGAATGTATGAGGCACGTTTCACGTAGGCTTCTTCGCTGTTGCAGCTGAAGAACTCCAACGCCTTGCCCTCGGCACGGTTCACTACGGCACACACCGGCTTCTGGACATTGCCACGAATACCCTTGTATCTTGACGATTGCAGGCCATACAATGGGTCGTCTGCTGATATGGCCATATAGCAGGTGCGTTCCCAGTCGCTCATGCGAAAGGCAACAAGACGCATGAAATCATCGGGCAGCAGAGTCCAACCGCTTCCGTTCTCCTCCCAGTAGATGGCATCACCAAATACGTGACCTTCTTCCAAGTAGTGAACGGGAGCGGACGACTCTACACGCCGAACGGCTTCCACTATCTTTGAGCGGATGATGTCATTCAACGATAAGGTGTCAATGTCCTCATCGCTGATGAGCTGCTCGCTTGTCTTGTTCTCGTCAATGGCAATGCGCACGTCACGCTCCACGACTTCGATTTTGTACACCATACCATTGCTGTGATTACTCGGTTACAAAAGTGATTTTAACGCCATGGGTTTCACCTACAGCTATAATTTCTGCACGAGTTCTCATCGTACCACTCTTCACACCAAACGTCTTTGTAAGATAGTCCTTGGCTTCTTGGTTGGTACTGAACTCAACTTCAGTAAGACCACGTTCGTCCTCTATAGGCTCGATGCCTGTCTCTGGTGTAGGCGTTTCTACTTCCACAGTCGGCTTCACTGTTTCTGTCTTTATTTCTTCAGACAAATGCTCATTCACCTGTTCGTCACTGTCAGGAATAGACTTGTGGGTAGCAATTCGCATGTGAGTACCGGGCAGTACTTGACGCATTACGAGACGGATAAAACCACTCTTGTATTCCTTTGAGTTCTCAATTACAAACTGTGTAATTGGGTCTTTGGTCACCATGTATGCAGGTTGCGAACCAGTTGGAGAAGACGTGCCACCAACGAACGATAAGTTCGCCTCAATGGTGCCGGCCTTAACTTTACCGTGCCATTCCGTGAGACCATATACTCCGTATGTTTTAATTTCCATGTTATATTTTTTTATTAAAAATGGGGACGGATTGACTTAAAGCGCATCCACCCCCATAATTAGCGTTGACTAAAAAGTTACTCAGCTGAAATAGGGCCGTAGAAACGAACCCACTTCTTCTCGTTCTCGCCTGTCGCATTGTACTTGAATGCGTCACCTTCACTCACTGTAATAGTGGCAGTGCCTGACTTGATGTTCATGCCATAAGCGAACACGTAAATTACGCCATCTTCGAGATCAGCTTCGGTTGGAGCAGTGTCACTACTCCACAAGCGGAACTCGTCAGCTGCAGGAGCGGTGTCGTCATCGTCATCGTCACCATCAACCCAGATGTGACAGTTGCCCTTCAAACCAAGAGCGTCACTGACGAGAACGCCATTGCGTGTTGCCTCCTCACCTTCAACGTCCTCTGTGTAGCTGCTCTCGCCACGACGTACATAGTGTACCAAACGGTCTTCACCCACAATGATACCGCTATTCTCGTAGCCGCAATCATTGAACGTAGGCTCAATCTTAATCTGAAGCTCACCGAAGATGCAGTACAGACGTGTCACCTTCCAACCAAGTCTCTTATTGGTGAAAGGCTCCATCGTAACCTCTGGGTGCTTGCTCCAGTCAATGAGCTGCAAGCTCTGACCAAGATTGTTACCAACGAGGAAGAGACCGGACTCAGGCTTGTCTGCACCACCGTAGTATAGCTTGATGAGAGACATTACATCCTCAAATGTCCACTTGCCACGATGCTTCACCTCACGCTTCACCTGCCAACGAACACCATTGGTCGTATAGTCCCACTGGTCGTCACCCATGCTTGAACGTACAAGCATCTTGTTCTGCTGAGAAATGAGAAGCGTACGGTTGCCGGCAGCCTTGAACTCACGCAACTGAGCCTCTGCCTTGACAGCCTCATCGTAAGGTATCTCCATGTTCTGGTCGGCAAGATACTTTGATACGATGCTTGTCATACCTCGCTTCTGCAAGTACAAGTCGTCTGGAGAAGGAATGACAGTATTGGGGTCAACCCACTTCTGAGTCTCATACATGGCATTAGCCATACGTACTAACTTCGTACCTGCTGTTATGATATTGGTATTGCTTGCTGTTGGAGAGGTTGCTGTTGGAAGACTGCCATACTGGTCTGTCGCAGCCTGCTTAACACCGTTGGTTGCAATACAGGTGATGGTGTCGTCGTTGTTCACGCTCTTTACAAAGAGCTGGAGGGGACGACGGCTCTTGACATTGGTACCACCGATAAAGTCGTAGCCTTTGACTCCCTTGACCATAAGAGTGTCGTATGCTCGAACTTTCTTCTGGTCGGCATTTACCAACGTGATAGTATTGCCATTAACAGATGCAACCGTAACGATTGGTGTGCCTTGGTCAATTGCATAGTGTTTCACTTCCATGCTATGAACGTTCACGGACTTTGCCATCAGCATAAGCTGCATCAAAGAGTTCTGATCACGTTCAAACATGAAAATTCGTTTGTCAACTTCGGGCATTACAAGTTCGCCCATACCTCCTGATGCGTTCTCTATTCCACTGACGGTAGTAGGCGCACCACCTAACTGTGTCTGAAGACCAGCGGAACCAGCACTTGGAGTAAGTTCAGGACTATCTGGCGTGTTTGCACTGCCAGAGTTCTGTTGCTGGGTTGTTGTTACTTCTACGCTCATTTTAATTTGTTTTTATTTGTTATTGTTATGTTTCGTTTTTGCCGGTACCTTGACAATGCTTTTCTTCACAAAGCCTTCGTTATGTATAGCTTTGCTTGCTTCCATTAACGCACTTACAGTGGTACAGGCACCACCGATATGTGTTCGCAATCCTGCACTTCCTTGTGAGGGTTCACGTGGCTTTGTATTTGGAAATTCTACACTAATGCTCATGACGTATTATTTTGCAGCATTTGCAAAGTCAAAGATGTCCATGTTTCTCTTGTTCTTGGGCGCACCGCCATTCTTGCCGTTCAGTGGCGCAGTGCCGTCGCCTTTGTCTCGCTTGCGCAAGCCTTCCACAATCTTGTCATTGCGTCCGGCAACACGTCCCTCTTCACTTGCTGAGGCTACATCACTGTCATGGTTGATGGCATTCACGAACATTGCAAGAGTCTCTTTCGAGAACTTGCCCATTACACCGTCACGAACCACGGTCAAAACGGCATCAACTACAGCGTCAATCTGTTCGTCGCTCATGCCACGCTCTTCTTGGAACTGACGAAGGGTTTCAAGACTTGCGTCCATGTTCTTCTCATATTCCTCGTCAAGCTGTCTTGACTTGGCTACACGCTCCACATAGTCCTTGTTGGCCTCGGCTATCTTCTCCTGCATTTCAGGATCGTCAAGTACGTCCTGTATTTCTATGCCGAAGTTTTTTACAAGCCCGACGTAGGGGTCGTTACCATTGTGCATATCAGCAAGGAACTGCGCACTTCTCGGGTCAGCGGCAAACATGTCGGACATGGCCTTTTCCCTGTCCTTGTAGCCGCTAAGATCCTGCTCGTATTGGTCGTAATCGTCGTAAATCTGACCGTAAATCTCCTCATCATCCTCGAACTTCTTGTCGGGATATTTCTTTCGCAGCCGTTCCAACTGTTGGTCGCGTCTGCTCTTAACTCCGTTGTTATCAGCCATTATCTTCAAAATCTTTAGAATGTGTCATATTCATTTGCAAAAATACCTATATAAGATGTGGACTGACTTTTAACTTTTGTGAGTCGGTTTAAGTACCTTTGTATAGTGTGTTTTGCCTTTTCCCCACGGCTCAAAAAGGCTTAGAAAGGCACAGTAAGGCTTATAATCTTAAACCTGTTTTATGAAATACTTTGGCAGCATATTGGATTTTACAAGGGAGCGCAATGCCGACCTTATGAGGGTGTACCACGACAGACTTGCCGAGGCAAGCATCATCGTTATGCCTGTTATCTTTCAGTTGGTGGCCGACTCTCCTGCTTCTCGTTTCTGGGTGAGCGAGGAGCGTGCGGCCATTGTCATTTCCGCTATGGCGGCAGGAAAGCCCATGCCGCGCATGAGGAGCAACAAGCGTGAGATGTTTGAGGAGATTTACCGCAGATACCTCATCATGCGTGAGGATTATCCCGACAAGTCGGTCTATGAGTTGGTTACGAAGATTGTCAACCAACCTGCGCCCAAGTTCTATCTCACACCTCGCACGGTCGGGGAGTTTATTTACCGCATAAAGAATGGATGGTATGACAACCAATACGATAGATACAGAGATTGCCGCACTGCTTGCGGAGAATGACAGGCGCAATGAAATCATGTTCGCCAAGTTCGACCCTGTCACTGGTGAGGGGTCTATTGGTAAACGTGTCCGTGTCAGCATTGCCGACTTTGCTATTCCCGTTCAGTGGTTGCCTGTTGAAATGATGAATATTCCGCTTGTCAAGAAGTTGGTCAAGGCTGGCTCTATCGACAAGTTTCTCTCGTCCGTGATGCACGTTGAGCCGAATGACGACGACTTCATCAAGGTGTCGCGCACGTTCATACGCTTGCGCTACAAGCACGACTTTCCTTTTTGGACGGCTACGCTCGTCTATATCCACAACAAGGACGCAGGAAAGGACGTGCTTTTCCGTCTGTGGTATCCGCAGCGCATCCTCGTGTCGCGCTTTGAGGCGAAACGAAAGGCAGGATTACCTATCCGTCTTATTCTCTTGAAAGCGCGTCAGTGGGGCGGCTCCACGACTGTGCAACTCTACATGGCGTGGTTGCAGTTCTTCCACAAAAAAGGTCTCAACTCACTCATCATCGCACACCAAGGCACGGCATCTGACGAAATCAAGGATATGTTCGACCTCATGATAAAGAAACACCCGGTGGAGTTCCTGCACAAGTTGGGTGAGGTCTATTCGGAGAATGAGCCTAAACTTGTCGGTGTCGGCAAGTCGGGTTCTACGTACCGTGTGCCACAACGAGACTGCAAAATTAAGGTGGGTACAGCCGAGCGTCCTAACGGTTGCCGTGGCGGTGCCTACTCGTTGGTGCATCTTTCCGAGGTGGGTCTGTGGAAAAAGACGGAGGGTAAGTCGCCCGAAGATATTGTGCGTTCCGCTTGCTCTGGTATTCTCGCACGACCTTACACGATGATTGTTATGGAAAGTACTGCTGATGGTGTTGGCACTTACTTTGATGCGGAATATACGGCCGCTGCTGACCCTACTGTCAAGTCACAGTTTGAGGCACTTTTTATTTCTTGGTTTCAGATTGAGCATTACTCGCGTCCTTTCGACTCTGCCGAAGAACTACGTGCCTTTGCCAAATGGCTTTGGGAAAACCGCAACAATGCCTACACTCCGTCCAATCGCGAGGAGAGTGGACGCTATCTGTGGTCGTTGTGGGAAAAGGGGGCTACACTGGAGGCTATTCATTGGTATATATACGAGCGTGCTGGTAAGAATGACTTTGCGGTGATGGCTGCGGAGTTTCCGTCTGACGATGTAGAGGCATTTGTTCATGCAGGTACAATGGTGTTCGACAAATATTTTGTCAAGCAGTTTGAGCCATATTGTCGCAAGCCTAAGTTTGTTGGCGAGGTGTATGCCGATGCCGACGAGGGCGAGGAGGCTCTTTCTAATCTCCGTTTCCGAGAGGACAGGCAGGGCTTACTTTCCATTTGGGCTATGCCCGAGAAGTTTGACGATTACGAGGTTACCAACCGCTACCTTACCGTAGTCGATGTGGGCGGACGCTCCAACAAGGCGGACTGGTCTGTCATCGTGGTGTTCGACCGTCTGAGCATGATTGATGGTAGCGAGCCTCCCTCTGTCGTTGCGCAGTGGTACGGACATTGCGACATCGACCGTCTCGCATGGCGTGCCGCGCAGATTGCTGCTTTCTACAACGACTCGCTGTTGGTCATCGAGTCCAACACCTTGGAGACGCACGACAAGGAGCGGCAGGTGGAGGGTGGCGACCAGTCGCAGTATATCCTCAATCAGATTTCAGACATCTATCCCAATCTCTACGCTCGCAAGCAGTCCGAGGACGAGATACGCGAGGGTGCGCCTCGCAAGTATGGTTTCCACACGAATGTGGCCACCAAGCCGATGATTATCTCCACCTTGGTCAAGGTCATTCGCGAGCGTCTGTATATCGAGCGCGATAAGCGGTGTCTTGACGAGTACGACACTTATGAGCGCAAGCCGAATGGCGCGTATGGTGCTATTGTCGGCAAGCATGACGACTTGCTCATGACACGTGCCATCGGTCTGCACATCTGCTACCGTGAAATGGAGATGCCCGAATTTGTGCCTATCACAAACCGCACACTCCGAAAAGACAGAAGCCCCGTCTCCGAGGCTTCCATATAAAATCAGTAAAGCCCCACAACGTCCCTTTGGCTTAGTCGCCTAAGGAGGCTTAGTGAGGCTTATTTTTTATGTCGGTTGCATCATCTGCTGTGCCTGGTTCACGGCTTGCATGTTCGCTCCCTGCTGAACCTGCTGTGCAAGTTCTGGCGACATTCCGTCCGGCACTTGCCCTTGCTCCAACTGCTCCCTCTGCGACTTGATGCTCTGCAGCAACTCGTCTGCAAATGGGAAATCTCCGTGTTCAAGCAACTGCTCCACACTGATTGCCTTGGCTTGCCACAACTGCATAAGCATGTCGTTGGTTAGAGCGCGGTATGCTGGGGTTGCTGTGCTCTCCACAATCGAAAGGTCAAACTCTACGTCGCGTATCTTCTTCGGGTCGTACTCCACAATGGTAGAGTTCTTTCCTGCAATGTTGAATACACGTGGCGTGTCGTAGAACTGCTGAATGTTCTTCACGTCCTTATACGCACCTTCTTTTACGAAAGAAGAGAACGTGTCGAGCAAGTCAAGCAGAGACGTTGAGGCGTTCTGTGCCTGTTGATTGTACAGACTGGCCGACATACCCGAATAACCGGGCTTGCCTTGCAATGCGCCGTTAACGCCGGATATGTCTTCGAAGAACTTCAACTGCATGCTCAGCAACTCTGAGATACCTATCTGTGTGCAGTTGTTGGCTATCTGCTGAGGCAATGGCATTCCGGCCTTCGGTGTCCTGATCATGATGATGCCGTTGAAGCGTGCCCATTCGTCGGCAACGTCGTCCATTGACATTCCCTTCGGTAAGCAGTCTTCCGGGAACAACAGCACACCTTTTGCCGAAGCTCGCATAATCCAGTCGTACATCGTAATCAAACGGTTTGTGTATCGCTGCTGGTCTATTACATTGCTGACAAAGCTATGTATCTCACCGTCGATGAACGGATATGCTTTGAACACATACGGATGGCTCTTGTGCTCGTATGGGGTTTCGCCTTCTTCCAGAATGTCACCAAACGGAGTGAGCATGTAATAATACCAGTAGCTATCCATAAACCACTCCCAACGGATAAGCGGCACATCGCTCTCGTCCATACCAAGCTCACGGGCCTCTTGTAAACGCTTGTTGTTTTCGTCTGTTACAAGGGCTTGGAAATCCTCAATGTCTATCTTGAACACATCGCCGTTGTTTACGTCATGGCAGCGGACACGTGGTTTGCTTTCCTTCCTCCACACTTCTATTACACGACAACGTGTCACATCATACGGAACAAAAAAATCAAAGTTGCCCTGCAAAGGATGGCCAAAATGATTAAACGTAGCACTGAGATACGATTTGTCTTTGGCAAACTTGTATATCTCGGCCAGACGGTTGTAATCGTTTCCGTCCTTGGCAAAGCGTCCGCACAGTTCCTCAAACGATATATCATGTACTTCGCCCACACAACTGCAATCCCAACCTCGAAAATCCCTCATGTTGTTATCGATGAAAAAGTTGTTGGGTTGTACATAGTCAGTCCAACAGTCCAGCTTGTTTTCTCGCCAGCCATACCACTTACGCTGCACGACAAAGCCCGATATAAGAAACTCTTCCATACATCGTGCGTTTATCTCTGTCATGCGGTTCAGCTGCATGTTGCATTGCAACACGGTACTCATCGTCTCGCCATAACGCTGCTCGTCGCGGTCTCGTGCCGTACAAGTTGGTTCCTTGGCTTGACTGCGGTATATACCAAGTACAGCTTGTACCATACGACGAATGAGGTTGTTCTTCAAGGGTACATTACCTTGCTTCTTGATGAGTTCCTCTTCGCGTATTTTCCGACCATTCACACAAACGTAGTCATCCCACTGCCGTCCGTAGGTGTAGTTCTTGTTACGTTCACGGTCTCTGCGGAACGTATCCATAGCAAGCCAATACTGCTGGGCTTGCCACAATACCTCAAATGCACGGTTACCGCCCAACGTGTGCTTGGCTGTAGCTACGCTGTCCATTCCTTCATGAGGCATGACAGCACTCGCCTTATGTAATTTTCTTCTTGCCATATTTTTATAATTTGGGACGGTGCAAAGGTAATTTCTTGCACCGTCCTTTGTCGTTTAACTATTGTTGCTTCAATCTGCCGATGTCTTCAAGCATCTTCGCACGTGTACTGAACATCGTGCTGACAATCGAGTCTCGTTCCTCTGCGCTCTTGCAGCGTAGATACTTCGACGTGAGTTCATTTATGTCATGCTTGTATCGCTTCAAGCGCATGTGCTGGCGCATGTCGTTCGACTGGCGTAGCTGCTTCATTCCCTCGCGGTAGGCTGCACGGTCCGTCTTCTTTATCTTCGACAATGCGGTCTCTTGCTTGGCAACAGCATCGTAATCACTGAGCAACTGTTTTGTTTCCTCAGTCTCCATTCTGCTGTTCAACTTCTCCTTGGCTTTCGTAAGCACTCGGTTCTGCTGGGCAGTCATTACGGAGTCGCGAGCTTCATCAGTGTACGCCCATCCGGTCAACGGTGCGCCTCTGTGCATCTTATATCGGGCATATCGCTCGGCTATCTCTGCCGGGGTCATGCCTTGCGCCTCTGCTGCCGTTGCGTTAAGCTCGTCAAAGTAAATCTTGTCGATCTGACTTTGTGGGCAGTTGATGATGCGCGTGATAAGCAGGGCACACTCGCGAGAGGTGTTTGCGTCGTCACCACAGTAGTCCATGATGGCAACCACTGCATCTGTCAGCGATTGAGGATTGACACCTATACCAGACTGAACCATCAAGTTGGTCACGTCGTTCATGGCGGCAACCTTGTCTTTGTTCCATTTGTTTACAATGCTCTGCAAGTCTGAACTAAGAGGCATATCCTTTGAAGCGGAGAATAGATTCAAACCTTCGCCTTTAGCAAAGCCATTACCTACAGCACTCATCACGTCACCTCCAGTCAAGCCTTCTATACTGCCGAACATGGTATGGCAGAAGATGTCATGCCACATGTCGCTCTTCTCGTCCTTGTCGTCACCTAAGAGGAGATAGGGCAGATAGGCTCCCAAGTTCCAAGCAAACTGCAACAGATAGCCGAACACGCCTACGCGGACTATATCACGCATCAGGCTTCTTCTATACTCGCTCTTGGCGTTCTGGTCGGCCTTGTCTGGGTCTATGCCGTCTCTGCGCATCTGCTTGGCAAGATACTCCTCTGTGAGTCCTTTGTAACCGGGTTCAAAACGGTGTTTGAGGTTATGGAGTGCATCATACAGCTGACGTGTGTACGACATCGAAGAGTTTCTGAACACAGTGAACAGAACACTCAACCATGAACGGTCGGTCTGCATCGTAGAGAGAAACGCGCTTTCACTCGACTGCTGTGTCTGGTTGAACAGAATAGTAGCGTCTTGCTTGGCTCGCTTCTCTGCCGTCTCTTCATCATAGCCGTAACGAAGATATTTCTTCTTCTTGGTCTGATACATAGAGTGTGCACCTATGGCAACTGTCAGTGCATCGACAAAGGCATTAGGAGACATACCGATACGTGAGGCTATTTCAACAGCGCGGTTCTGCCACATCTTCCAGTCCATTTCACTCTTCATCAGTCTTGGGTCTCCTGCCATGCGGCTCTTCCAACGCTTCTCGAAGAGTGGAAGGTTTTCCATTGACCACTTCCAAGCTCCTATCGGATTGGCAATGTTTCCTGCAAGATATACAGGGCTGCTGTCAGAAAGATAAGCTGGCATAGAGAGGAACTGCTTTAATGCAGTGAACACTCTGAAACTAACCTTGGCTGCCGTTACGCCCTTCGCCACATTCACTGCGGCCTTGTCAAGGGCTGCGATTGGTGGGCGATAGGCTCCTGCGGCCATACTACACACATTGCGGAAATTCTTCCACAGAGTCTTGCCACCACCATAAACACTCGTCATGTTCATAACTTGATTGCGGAAACGCTTGTATGACAGCAAGGTGTTCAAGTCGCGGTTGAACTCTGCAAAGGATGCCCAACGTTCCATCTGCTGAATGTGGTCGAGTATAACGCTGAATGCGTCTGCACCCATCACGTCAAGGGCAAGATTGTTGCGTCTACGCTTGATGATGCTACCGGTTGAGGTCGCTGGCAATGCGGTGTCGGTTGTATCGTCGGCTACGTCCACTTCTTCAATTCTCGCATTGGCAAGTATCTTCAAAGGGAAGTAGTTCTCAATCGCTGCCATTGAAGCACCGAACATGCGCTTATGCACCTCGTTGTACTCGTTGCGTTTTTCCACAAGGAACTCATCCTGCATCCAGTCGGCAAGTTCCAAGAAACGAGGATCAACAAATTCTTTTATGTTCTCCACGTCTTTCTCTGTGATACCCATACGACGCAACTTCATGCGGCCGTCTGCCATCTTGTCAACCATGTAGATATACAGAAGGTTGCCTTGTGTCAGTTCGTGTGCCTTCTGCTCGCCACCGTCCCAGAAGGTAACGGTCGCTTTTGGAAGGTTGCGCTCCAAAGAGAATAGGTCGCCCCATTTCATCTTCTTGTCGAATACTTCGCTAACCTTCTCGTCGAGCGTCTTCAAGGCGTTTTGATAACCGGTGTACTCCTTTTCGGTAGCCTCAACCCATCCACGTATATAGCGGTTCCACAAGTAGCCCTCACCGTTCACGCTTTTCTTTCCGAACATTCTCAGCATCTGGTCGAACGTGCCTAAAGGTGCAAGAACAAAGCGCACTATACTGTTATTGGCTATCTTCTGTGCCTTGCTTTCCTTGTGATGCTCGTCGTTAGGTCTGCCGGTCATGTCGGAGTTGGCATTGTGATGGATGGTCTCAACGCGCTGCTTCTCTGCCTCACGCCATGCCTTGGCTCGCTCAACGCTGCCAACAAGAACACCGCCTACTTGCTCCACTATGCTGCGGTAGGCTTCGGCTCGCTCTATCTTATTCTGACGGATGGCATCGTTGGTTGACTCCACGTATTCACGGTAAGCATCGGCTTCCATCGTTCCGGCATCCAAGTCGGCCTTGGCTTCCTTAATGCTTTTACGAAGAGCCTTTTCCTCTGCCTTGCTTTCGGTGATGTCCTCTACAAACTGATGGGCAAGCAACAGACCGTTGTACTCGATGGCTGCTTCCTCGGCTACGGCATTGTCGTCACTACTCATACGATTGGTGCAGTCTGCAATACGCTCCTCTATGTTCTCCTTTGGTAAGGAAGTGGCTTCCCTAACCACCTGCGCTATACGCTGGCCTTCCGGGTCAAGCTGTCCTTGCACCTCAATACCTCGCGCGTCAATGCGGCTTCCACGGATGGAAAGGAGTTTGCCCAGCTGGTTAGCTCCCATGCGTAGCTGGTTGTCAACCATGATGTCCATAACCTTCTGAACGTAATCACTTACGTCCTGCTTGCCATGTACATTGTTCACGGCTGATAGGATGCGCTTTGTCTCATACTTACTCAGATCATCGAGCAATCCGTTTTCAAGCAACACCTTGGCAAGGTCTGTTATGCTCTTGACAGTTGATAAGTCATACTCTCTCTGACGTGCCATTGCCTGACGCAACTTGTTAAGATTGCCACCGATGACTCTCATTGCATCCTGCTTGGCTTGCCAGTTGTCGGCGTTGGCTTGGCTTGTCTCAACCTTCATCTTAGTGATGGTTTCTTCAAGTCCCATATCACCGTCGCGGAACATAATACCCTCATCTGCAATATTATTGTCTGAAAATTCGTTAATCTCAGACTTTGTTGCTACCTTTGCATCCGAAGATGTACCGGGAGCGACAGCCGTGCTCCCATAAGTGCCATCAACGGGAGCCTTGGTGGTGGCAGGTGCATCTTTATTATAAGCCGTCAGAACCCAGTTCTTGTCGGCTATTTTTATGCCCTTTTCTCTTACGTTACGACGTATCGTAACAAGGTAACCATCCTTCACCAATACAAGTTTGTCGGCATTAGAATGACGTTCGTCAACCTCTCCTTTGTTTATGATGTCTTCTATGCGAGATACCAAATCCTTAACAGTAGGAAAGTCCTTGTCATTGATATGCTTGTTCAGAATATGGCAGAGTCCGCCACCTTCATCACCCCAAACCATATCAATATCTCCTACATCATTTCTATGGAAAACACCAAGCAAATCTCCGCTTTCGTGATTGACCAAGAATTTCACGGCTTGAAGAACTTTGCCCTTGAACTGGTTGTACACGCTTCCGAATGTGCTGTGTCCTATTGGCTTTGGCTCACTGGATTTATTCTTACCATCACTGAACTTAGTATCACCGAAACCTGTCTTCCTGCGCATAACCTCAGTATCAGCGGTATCGAACACGGTAGGCTTACCACCATTCTTCTTACGCTTGTATGCCTCATGCAGAACAAACGCCCAGTCCTTATCACCCCACTTTCTCTTGCCGGGGATTTTCAATCCGTCCAACAATTTTTGTAGAGCCTTTTGGAGCATGGCTTTCAGTTTGCCCCAGAATGTAAGTTCTTCGGCACTCATCTTCTCGAAGCCTTTCTCACCGATACGTCCGGCAAGGTCGGCACCATATTCCTCTGTTGCATCACGCTTGAACTGCTCACGTTTCTTTCCGGCCTCGGCATGTGCTGCTGCCATATCTGCATAGTATGAAGCGTTGGCATCCTCACCATTGGCTACATGCTCCTTGCGTTTCTTCTCACGTATGCGGTCCACCTCGGCATCGTACATCTTCTGCGCCATGCGGTCAATGGTGCCGCGTATCTCGTCCTTAGACACACGATAGAGTTCATCAAGAGCATTGTTCAGCTTAGCCTCATCAGGGAACAGCACGCGCAAACCATCGTGACCCACAACCTCATGCACAAACGTATTCTCAACGTCTGCCATGTTAGCATTGTTGGGAACAACAATAGTCACCTCGCCGGTCATAGGATTGAAGCTACCCTTCATTCTGCGCTGGCGCACGGAAGGTAATGCAGCCACTTCTTCCTCTGTACGGATGATGCGCACTGGAGTATGCAGACGTTCGGACAGTTCGGTCACTCTCTCGCTCATCGCACTTTCCATTGCTTCCTTCGGTTCGCCTACCCACTTGCCGGCCATCTTCGCATTGATGCGTGCTATGTCTTCGTTGCTGACGAATGGAGTGTGTCCCTCGCGTCCGGGGATAACATCGCGGCTCTCCCAGTTCTGCTTGTCGAGTGCAAGACTCTCCTCCGGTGTCAACTCCTTGCCGTCAAGTTCAAAGCGGTAACCCATCTTCTCCAACTCTCTGCGCACTTGTGGCACAAAGCGGTTGTAGTCACGGTGGGTCTTTAGCTCCTCACGCTTTCCCGGATGCTTCTTCCAGTACTCGTCAATGAGCTTCGCTTCCTCCTCACGGGTGAGCACCTTGTCTATCTTGCTCCAGCGTGAAAGATACAGCGTGCGGCCATTGTTCCACTGATGGGCACCGGTAGGCAACAGAGCATAGTCTGCGTGGAACGGCTCGTCTATCTCCGATTTCGGGATGAGGCTACGCACCACAACAAGGTTAGGTCTCTTGTATGCCTCGCCAAACTGCGTGTTCAAAGGTGTTTCGATGGCATGGTCGTATGGGTCGTATGCTGCCCACAAGCCCTTGTCTTCGGGGTTCTTCTTCAGGAAGTACTGCAACTGTGCCTCCTTGGTCTTAGGCTTCACGAATTTCAAACCGTCATTGATCTGCAACTCTGTACTCTTTTTGCCGTCAACCATGATGTAGCCATTCTTGTTGAGTTCGTCCAACTTGCGCTGCTGATCCTCGGTGAGTTCCACCTTTGGAGGTGCCGAATAGTTCCAACTGTTGAGTTCGTCCAACTTGCGCTGCTGATCCTCGGTGAGTTCCACCTTTGGAGGTGCCGAATAGTTCCAACGTCTGCCTTCCAATGTTCTGCGCTCGCCTGTCTCGGCATCGGTAAATGCCATAGGTGAACCCAGTGCATCATCCTCAAAGGCTTGCACATTACGGTAAACAGGAACCAACTCACTCTCCGGCAAAGACTCCAGCTCCATCGCCTTTGGATCATCGTCATCAAGCAAGCGGAACTTGGTCTTGTCTTCTTCCGATTGTCCAAGCTTGTTGTACTCGGCATCGAGTTCTTTCTGCTTGGCAATGGCTTCATCGAGTTCTTTCTGCTTGGGGAATGGCGCATCACCTTTAGGCATGGTCTTCAACATTTCGCTGTTGGTGTCATACTCGCGATGGTACACCTCATTGTTATGGATGATCTGCTCCAACAGACTGCGGAATACAAGACCTGCCTGTGTCGGGTCTTGTGGCATTCGCTTTGTGTAACGGATGCTCCATGCGTTGTTTCCTCCAATCTGCACCTCGTAGTGTGAAGATAGCAAGTCGTCGCCTGTGACAAACACGACATCAGCACGCTGACCGAACCCTGCAAGCACCACTTTCTTGTTGTTCTTCAGTTGTTCAAGGATATACTGGCCAGCATCCTTTGGTTTGTCAAAGTTCTGTCCATAATAGGAACCTTCCACGGATACCTTAACCTTTGAGGGATATGTGCCTTTATCATCCGGCTTGAAGCCCTCTCTTTGCAGGTCATGCACATCACTATCGCTTAACGAGATAAGGCGTTTCAAGTTCTCCACTTTCTTTGTCACCGTCTCGTAGTTTTGTCTCTTACGCTGTTGGTCACGCAAGAAGCCGTTGTAAAGTGACTTCAACTTCTTCACCAACTTGTCTTGCTTTGACTTCTCAAAGATAATTGGATTGCCAGAAAGTAAAGCAACCATCTGAGCAGGGTCGATATTGCCGTTTTCGTCAGCATCGCCCTCGTCAAAGCTGCGTTCACCAGATATGGTTCCCATCTTGAACTGTGTGAACATCTTGACCTTCGCGTCAAGCAATTGGTACTTGTATAAGTCAAGACTTCCCTCAGTGGCATAATAGTGTACACGTACCTTATTATCGAGGAAATCGTGAGCCACCACATTGCCCTGTCTGCTGCCTCGGCCAATGCACTGCTCCAAGTCGGCAGGTTGCCAAGGCACAGTGAGCATGTGCAGGTCTGTAATGCGTGTCTGTACGTTCACACCGGTACCCATATTCTGCGTACCGCCAATGAGGATACGCACCTTGCCGTCACGCACCTTTTGGAACAAAGCCTCCTTATCGGTATCTTTCTTTACCTGCTGTATGTAGGCTATCTCCTCACGCGGTATGCCGTAGTCCTTGGTCAGTCGGTCTATGATGTCGTGGTAGGCATCGTATTCATTTTTATCCTTGCTTGGCACACCGAGTTCACAGAACACAAGCTGCACGCCTTTTTGCTCCTTCATTTCGTCATACGACTTCTTGATGTTGTCACAGCAATAGGAAATCTTACCGACACTGTCGTCCATGTCTGGGAACACAAGGCGCGGACTGACTGCAGCCTTTGCAGATATGCCCGATGCGACAAGTCCCCATGGGAATTTCTTCGGGTCTTTCGGGTGAATACCGAAATAGCTGCCGTCCTTGGTCTGAAGCATATTCACAACCTCGCGGTTTATCTCGGCCACGGCATCTGACTGTGGCACAATCACCGTTTTGCCGTCCACCTTTGGCTTTGGCAGTTGCAGGTTGTAGTCGTTGCGTACATCGGCAATCTCAGCATAGAGCTGCGACAATTCAGGAACATTGTCGAAATAGCGGAAACGATCCTTCATCTTAAACTCGTTGGAAACACCGGCTTCTAACTCTGACGAATGTACGGCAAAGGTGCTTGCCCATGCGTCAAAGGTAGGCATACCCAACTGCTCCAGTTTGCGTGGACGCAAATAGTTGAGCAGGTTGTATATCTCAACAAGAGAGTTGGTGATGGTCGTTCCCGAAAGGAATACTGTACCCTTGTCACCTTGGTGCATCTTCTGCAAGTGACGGATGCCTGTCAGCAGGGCAACGGCTTTGTCTGAACCTTCAGTTTTGCCCAATCCTGCCACGTTCTGATAACTGGTGACATAGGGCAATGACTTGAATCTGTGGCACTCGTCCACAAACAGATAGTCTATACCCATGTTCTCAAAGCAGAACTCGCGGTCGGTGCTGCGGTCAAGTCGTTTCTCCAACTTGGCGTGCAGGTTCTGTCTGCGCTTTTCAAGCGATTTTATCTGTCGCTTTGTGAGCTGGCTCTTGTCTCCTGTGCCATAAAGGTATTCTATCATGGCATCGAGCTGTGCAAGCTGCTCATTCACTACATCGCCTTCTGCCTCCTCGGAGTGCGGTATCTTGCAATACTGCTCATGACTCACGATGATACAGTCATAATCATTGAGCGAGATATTGGCGAAGAATTTCTTGCGGTTCTCGGTACTGAAGTCCTTTTCTGATGGTGCAAGCACACGTGCGGTTGGATATGCCTCCTTGAACTCGCGTGCAATCTGTGGCACAGTTGACTTCAATGCCACAATCATAGGCTTCTTGGCAATACCCATTCTTCGCATTTCCATAATGGCTGACTGCATTACAAGTGTTTTACCTGCACCTACAATATGGTCAACGATACCGCCTCGGTTATTGATGAGCATCCATACGGCATCTTTCTGATGCGGACGGAGTTCCTTGCCCATCAATCCGGGCACGTTGAGGTGTGAGCCATCCCACTTACGGAGCACAATACGGTTGAAGCGGTCGTTATAGGCTCTCTCCATCGTCTGCACTCTGGCATCGTCACCGGGCAACCATTGCTCAAAATGCTCTCTGAGGTCTGCCACCTTGCTGTTGGCAAGTTCGGTAGCCTCTTGGTCAATCCATGTGTTGCCGTCCTTGTCCTTACGCACAATACGGAAGTCCTTGTCTTCAAGGGCTGCTTGGAATATCTCCTTGACACTCTTGTCTGCTGTCTTCCAATCTTCTGCCTGTCCTCCGAGTTCCTTCGCTTCGATATTGATTTCAAAGGTGTCTGTTTCCGGAACATACACCACACCGCTCTTGATGATTTCCCTACGCTCACCATCAACCCACTCATAGTTGCGTGAAGACGATGCGTGCAATCCAAGGGTCTCTTTTACAAAGTCGTTGAGTACTTCTTGTGGTATCCATCGTGCACCAAGGTGTATTGTGATGTCGTCGAATGGTATAGTGGCAGGTTGCACCTGTTCCAACTCCTTGACATTGCGTTCAAAGGTCGGGTCTGTGGCAGCTGCAGTCTTTGCCTCCTCCAATTTGGCTACTACATCGCCACTAAGGTATTCATCGCGTGTTACATAACGGTCTGTGGCATTAGGCTCCTTGAATACAAGGTCGCCACACTGCTCAAACCAGTCTGCGCCCAACGCTTTTTCGATATACTCACCTCGGATTTCACCATATTCTGCCAATGAGGTGGTTATGGCTTCCTGCGGTGTCTTGGCATCTTCAAGTTTGAGGGCTGGCTTGATGGTGTTCTTGGTGAAGATGTCGGACAATCCTTGGAACTTGCCGCCTTTCCATACTTCAAGTGCTTGCAGTGTATAGCCGTCAATGTCGCTGAGGACAACAGCGTTGTCGGTGTCCTGCAACTTACCGTACTTGCTGACGAACTCATCGTAGGTTCGTTTGAGCTTGGCACGTAGCATGTTGAGCTTCGTGTCCGAAAATCCGTCAATCTGCCCTGCAATGAGTTCTTTCATGGCGGTACGTACCTCTCCCATGGCAATGATACGCTTCTTCTGCTTAGCCAACTGTGGCTGCTCCTCAAATACTCTTGTCACCTCGCCATACTCATTCTTGGTAGCGGTCAGCACACCGACCTTGCCGTCTTGAATGACAAGGTTGCCAGTACTTACCCAGTTACCATCACCCTTGTACTCCTCACGAACGGCTTGTTTAACCTCACGTGATGTGCGTGTGGTGTCAAAGAGCATTCCCTTGCGGTCGCCAACAATGCGCTTCACTGCTTTCTCCACTTCATTGGCTATCTGGTCGGTGGTCAGTTCGCTATGCAAGCCGAAACTCTTGTCGTTATATTGGTTACCTGCCACTACATCGCCTATCATGTTCTTGCGGTTGCTCGCATAGTAGGCATTGTGCGACACCTTTTGCTTCTCACCATTGCGCTTGTTGGGTGCAGTGGTCTCTGCAGAAGACAGAAATGCTTGCTCTCGTGCAACATAGTCGGGGTTCTCGCGTGTCTTCTGAGCGTCCTCTTCATCCTTCCACTTGCGGATATAGATGATGTCGGCCATTGCGCCTGTGCCTTGGAATGTGTTGTCGGGCAGCCTGACAGCTCCGAGGAACTCGCCCTGCTCGGCTATGTATCTACGGATATGCTGGTTGCTCTGCGTGTCCATCACGGCAGGACTTGTCATCATGGCAACAATTCCGCCAGGGCGTGTAAGTTCGAGCATCTTCACAGCATAGTAGTTGTGAATTCTCTTCTGTGCCGACCGCTTAACAGGGCTGTTGTCGTTCTTCCATGTCGGATCGTTTACTTCGATGTCACCAAATGGCACGTTACTTGTCACCACATCTTGCGAGTTCGGTGTGAGTTCCGACTTCTCAAAGCCACAAATGCGCACATCAGCATCTGGATAAAGGGCGCGTGAAATCTGTCCCGAAAGCCAGTCAAGTTCAACGCCAGTTATCATTGTGCGCTCTTGAATGTCTTTGGGAAGTGTTCCCTCAAAGATGCCGTTGCCCATTGAAGGATCGAGGAAAGTGCCGCCTTTGAAACCTGCAAGCGAAAGGAAAGAGTTCATCGCACTTGCAATCTTGGTCGGGGTATAGTATGACGATAGGGCAGCTCGCTTGATACCTGCAAACACGCCTTTCTTGCCGTCTGGGTCAAGCGTGTCGATTGCATTTGCAAGTCTGCGGTATGGCGAATTGCCGTAGGTGTCCCTACGCATTTGGTCAACAGAATAGAACTTGCTCAACTGGTCTATCTGTCCCCAACCACGGAAACGAGAAAGTATCTGCTTTTCTTCATCAGTGGCCTTACGTCCCTCTTTGAAGAGTTTGGCTATTACCTCAATGGCTGACACGTTGCCCTCCAAACGCTGTGCAGGAGTGTAGTTGTCGGCTTCATTGCCGTCTGTGCCATAATGGAAGTTATTTGTAAACTTGCGCACAAGTGTACGCTGCTTCTTTACGGCAGAAGGTCTACTTCCCTCGCCAGTGGAGCTGGCAGGTTCTCCCGAAGAAAGTTCTTTTCCTCCTCCGTCAATTTTTCCTGTCTGAACAGTGCGCGGTCCAGCAACTCGTCCACGCTCATTTGTGGCTCCGTTGGAAACTGTTCCATCAGCTGCGCTCTCATCACGTCCCCGATTTCCGACTGGTGGTTGTATTCCCCCGACCTCATCAGTTCCATGTACTGCTCCGTCAGCTGCTTCTCGTCCGTTTTCACGGCTTGCATCAGTTGACCGCTCTCCGTCAGTTCCTGCAACTGCTGTGGTGCGTTCTGCTCCATCAGTTCCAGTTTCATCAATGCCCACGGTGTCCGGGCGTTCTGCTCCAGCCACTGTTTGGCTTGGGCTACTGCTATTGCTGTCTGCTGTTTCATTATTATTTGGTTCATCGAACAACCCGGCAAACAAATCACCTACTGGCTGCTCTGGTTTAACTTTTGATGTCTTCACTTCTGAAGCTTTCATTCGTTTGTTTACATAATCAAGCATGGCTTGATATGCGTCTCGCATGTTTATGAGTTCATGTACGGCCTTTTCATGACGTTTCAAATCTTCATCATTCTTAATACCAACAGCTGCACCCTTTTCAAGAACACCCAATCTGCGTTTGGCTTTAGTAACCATATTCTTCAAAGCCTTGACATTCGGAAGCATACCCTTGTGTTCTATTCCGTCTATAAAATCATCATAGGCTTTTTGAAATATGCCGAAGTCATTATTGTCTACAGGCTTTTTCTCACGCTCCGTTTTGGCTTCCTCGCTCGGCTTATGTCGCAACTGGTCGGGGCGAGCATTAACCCACATGGCAGGAGCAAGACCTGTATCTATGCGGTAGCCTCCCTCATCATTAGGCTGCGCCACGACAGCATCGGTCCATGTGCGACCTCCATCGGTTGAATACTGCACCTTGTCACCTACCCTATATTCACCCTCGGCAACATTTGTGCGCTCTGGAACAAACTTATACACGGCACGCTTAACCTCGTTCAGCATATCATCGTAGGTTACATCTTCAGCAAGCCACATATTCTGTCCGTAGCGGTCGTTACCATTTCCATTTGGATGCTCCACTCGGTACATGATACCAGTCACTTCGAGGTTGTCACCACCAAAGTTGGTGATGCCTTTCCCTGCCGATGGTACGAGTTGAATATTCACATACAGCTCACGTCCCTCTGCCAATGGCAAGTGCATACTAACATCACCTCCTGCAGGGGCAATGTTTGCCACAGCAAGCGGTTTCGTCTTGCGTTTACCTTTCTTGTCTGCCTCTCCGTGTGTAGCCTCGAAGCGGTCAAGCCCAAGGTCGTCAATCAACTGACTTGCAAGGTTGGCTGCATCCTTGACGGCCTTCTTCTCTGCATTACGCATGTAGCCATATGCCTCGTTGTAGTCCTTCTCTACCTCGTCAGCCTCATAGTAGCCAAGCAGGGCAAGCTGCTCATTTACCTTGTTGAGGGTTTCATCTACTCGCTCTGCTGCTCCTGCGAGTGCTTGCTCGTCGCTTGAAGTTTCTGCGAGAGCCGTTGCTTCGCTTGCAACAGACTCTGCTTCTGCTGCAACAGCATCTGTATTTGCTGCTGTCTGCTTTTCGGTTTCTTTTCGTTGCTCATTTCTTGTTGCCTTTAATTCATTGTTTGCTTTTTCTGCGGCCACTTGTGCCTTGCCTTCCTCAACGATCATGTTGGCTTGCGCCATCACATCCTTGTTGGGTTTGTCGAAGTTCTCCACGTCAAAGGCATCCACCTCTTCTGTGGGTGTAAACATGGATTGGTCATAACCCGGTATGCGCTTCGCTCCCTCGTAGAACGATTTGAGCCACGGCTTGATTTTGTAACCGAGTCGGCTCACCATCGCCTTTGCAAACTCCGGGAACTTCACAAAGCCTTGATCAATGTAGCCCAAGGAGTAGTTCACTCCCGCGTTGTACACAAATCGCCTCTGTTGTGAGGTCAATGCGTCCGGGTCACGGAACTTCATTCCACCGTCCACCTCATCATCACCAATGCCAAGCAGTTCACGAAGAACATCCTCGTCATGCTTCATCTCATCAGTAATGACAAGTTTCTTCTCACCATCCTGCTTTGGTTGCTCAGCTTTAGTCGGCTTTAATGACTTCTGCCCTACCACATCTGCAACCTCTACACGGTTTGCAGGCTTCTTGGCCGCGGTCTTCTTGCTTGCCGTTGGCTTCTTTTTAGGCTCCACAGCATCACGAAGTTCCTGAGCCGTCAAAGGCTGGTTGTCAGCCACTTCCTCCTCATTGCCCACCATTTCAGCGGCCTTGCGTGCGTCTTCCTCTTTGCGGAATATCCAGCCGTCGCTCTCACGGTCTTTCCAACCGCGTGCAGGAGCAAAGCGTCCCTCACCTGTCCGCTCCTTGGCAAACTCCTTCACTGCTCTCTCTTGGTCAGCTGTCAAGTCATGGTCAAAGGTAAGGAGAGAAACATCGCTCGTCTTGCCCTTCTTATTGGTGTAGGTTGAAGGAGTGATGGAATAGCCGGCTTCTTCCGGTGCGTTGATTTCCACAACATCCTTCTTCACCGACGAGTACTCACCAAAAGGCTTTGTCTTCCTCTTGCTCGACTCTATCCACTTTTCAAAGTCTTCAAGGTTCACGCCGGTAATGTCAATTCTGCGGCCATTCTCCCAGCCCTGCTCGTAATTGGCAAGGTAGTCGCCCTTAGCCTCGTCTTGATCATTGAAGCCAAGCATAACCTTGTGCTCGTCAAAGCTGCCGTCGGGGTTGTACTGGTCCACAACATACACCTTGCGTCCGTTCCAACCGTCAATATCATTGGAGAGGAACACGTCAATGTGGTCTCCGTCAACACCCACTGCGCCACGAATGTAGCCGTAAGTGTTGTTCATCTTGCTTTCCCACTGCTTGCCGTCAGCATCCGTACCCTTACGCACGCTGCCCTGCGGCTGCTCAATGGTGATGTCGAACGTACCAACTTGCACATGCCCCTTCTTATAGTTGCCGGCCTCCTTCTGAGCCTCGGTAGGCTCAGTGTTCACTTTGGCTGAGGCTGCTTCAATCTGGGCAGAAAGTGACGTTTCTCCCTCTCCACCAACACTTTTCTCCGCATATCCTTGCAAAGTCGATTGATTATTTATAACTTTGCCATCAGAAGAAACGGTTGACTCACCGTTGGGTTCTGATGGCATAATGCCATTATGCTTGCCATCAGAAAGCGAAGAGTCACTTGAAATGGCATTATTCGGTTGCTGAGGTTCGGTCTTGGCAACCGTTTCCTTTTTATTGGAATATCCTTTTCGGAATATTCCTGCACTGTTTACATTCCAATACGAATTGTCACGAGACATTTCTATGAACAACGTGTTGTCGTGTTCGTCTGAAACCTGTATAAGATAAGTCGTATTTCCGTTTGCCCTACGTTTTCCAACTCTAATGTTGTCTTCATCGTAGTTCTGTGCAATGAACGACACAAAATCCTCAACTGATTTGAATCCAGCATTTCTAATTTGGCTTCCGTGGCCAGCTTCAATGTGGACAAGTCCATAACCTTTACCATTCTCATCCTGGAAACCCTCGCTTAGTTTTATGGGAGCAGGTGTTAGACCGCTATCATCCCTTATCTCGCCAAATATTGTTGTGCCATTACTTGACTTTACAAATGGAATGCCGTTGTCGTCTAATTCCGAACTTTCTTCGGTCTTCTCCAAATCACCTTGCCGTTCTCCAATGCGTCCTTTATCTCCTCGTCCGTCATTGACTGATAGCTTTCCAACTTCTGTTTCTTCACTGCCCCTAACAGCATTCTCAGTTTGTTTACTTCCATGGCTTCCTCCGACTGGTTCGGCTTCCGCTCTACGCTTTCGTTCCGCAACTGCTGCATCAACGATTGCTTGTTGTTCTCTTGGTGTTGCATTTCTAAAATGGTTTAATACGTTATTCAATATTTCTTCCTTAGAGGTCACGTCTCCGCTAAAAATGTCTATCAGACCTGCAGCAGGAGATGCAGCCTCGTTGTTATATGTAGAGAGTACCTTGCGCAAGTCGCTCGGCTTTCCGCTGTTCAGCAGATCGGCAAGGAGCAACGTAACGCCATCAGTTACACGACTGTCTCCGTATTCGTCGTCAAACAGACCCTGCTGTCTGCCGTAAGGAGATACCGGCATACCTTCCTTATAGATCTCGGGCGAGTCAGACTTGGCACGACTCACAAGATCAACGGCTGCTGCCAATTCCTTGCTAAGGTCATAGCCGCTCTTGGCAAGTGTGCGGTTGTTGGCTATCTCGTTCAAGCCCATAACAACGGACTGACGAAGTGTCGGTGTGCTGATAATCTGGCGCACGGCATCGGGCGAAGTCTGGAAGACCTTGCCTATAAGTGTATTCTCGATAAGTTCCTTGCCGACAGCCGACAAAGCATTGCCAGTGCGAAGCTCTGGTAACTGCATTTCGTTAATAACTCCTGCATCCAACAACTGACTGATGGCAGAAGCCACTGATTTGTCGTCGGCATAGTAGTCAGACATGCGGTCAAAGCGGCTGATGTCATTGGTGATGCTTGTGAACACATTGTCAGGAACAATCTTGCCAAGTTTCACGGCATGCTCCGGCTTGCTCTGCTTCTTCTGCTGTTCAGCATTGAAGCGTGCAAACGTACTTGCATCGTAAGGCAATTCCTCATCGGGGACGAAGACAACGCGCGGATGCTGCATGCCGTCTATCTGCTCGGGAGTGAAGCCGAACATGGCTCCAAACTCGCGCAAGTGGTCCACATACGCCTTGTCTGTGCCGTTCTTTGCTGCAATCTCGCCCGACATAGTTCGGTTGTTGCCCGAAAGCACAACGCCGTCCTTGCTGACAATGACTGGTGTCTGCAAAGCTCTGCTGTCGTAGTTGTCTGCCATATCCCTTACAATGCGCTGCGCGTCTTTGTCACGCTTGTAGTCGCGGTCATTCACGCTCTCACCATTCTCATCAACCGGGAAACCTTCAGTAGGCTCGTAGGCATTGTTCACGTCATGGCTGGCTGTGGCTGCTCCTGCCTCTGTGAGGACGTAGTGACCACGGATTGTAGAACCATCTGCAAGGGTGATAGCATTAGGATTGCCCTCAACCTTGGTGGCTCCGTCCCACTTTGCCTTAATCTTCGGGTTCACGGCATGGGTACCGACTTCGGCTTGCTCGGCTGCTTTCTTTGCGGCAATGCGCTTGTCTTCCTCCAGACGTGCAACGGCTTCGGCGTGTAGCTTTTCCTCGCGAACCTTGCGCTCTGCCTCCTGCTGCTCACGGATGGCACGCTTTCTGTCATTCATAAGGGAGTTGATGCGCGACCATGCGTTCAAGTTCTCTTCGGCGGCGGCTACTTGGGCGTTATACTCTTCCATGGCGGTGTTGTAGTTGGCCTCTGCTTCCTGCTGCGCCTTTACCATTGCCATTGGTGAACCTTTCAGAGAAGGAGCTTTCTTTGTGGGTTCCTTCTTCTTCAACGCTTTAAGTGCCTTAGTTGCCTGTTCCACTTGCGCTCTCACAATGGCGGTAGTATTTTCATCGTTACCTCCGGTAACCTCATTGAGGGCATCAAGGGCAGTTTCGCGGTCTGCCTTCTCAAACATCGGTTCACCGGTTTCCTCGTTGATGGGTACACGCTCCAATGCGGTAGGCTGGCGGTTTGCCTCCTCTTCCTTGCGCTGTTGTTCCTGCTCCAACATCTGTTGGTTGTGCTGCTGTAACTGCTCATCGGTAAGCTGTGATACGTTTTCACCGTTTCCCTGTACGTTTTCACCGTTTTCTGGTACACCAAGCACGGCTTCGTGCTCGGCTTGAATGTTTGCGTATGCCTCATCGAGTTCTGTCTGTGGGTCGATGGCCTCACCAAGAGAGAACAGTTGGTCCGGGCTGGCAAACTTATACTCGCCAGTCTCTGCATCACAGATAACAATACTCTGATCCGAATTGCGCACGTCAATGCCGAAACCATCGGGGAGCATCACGACATTGCCCTTGACAACGTACACCGGCTTGTCGTCAACCTTCATGGTTGCAGGCTGGACAACGCCCATATCCTTATGGGTGTGTCGCTCCACATTGGCTTCAACCTCCTTGCGCTTGCCGTCGGCGGCTTCATTGGAAGCGTCCATAACGCCCTCCATTGCTGCCTTGGCATTGACATAATAGAGTACAGCGTCCTGCTGGTCTTCGCTTAGTTCCGGGTTATTGACAAGCGGCCACGGGTCTTCGTTTATTTCTGCAATGCGCATTTCAGCGTCAGCACCGAAGGCATCCTCACACATCTGGTAAGCCTCCTGCATACGCAAAGTAATGGCATCTACCTCGGCCTTAGCGTCGGCATCGCCTTTCTCCACCTTATCCCAAAGCAGACGTGCTTGGTCGTATGCGGCTTCGGCGGCTGACTCTGCCTCCGACATAGGCTGCTCTGCCTCTGCGCTGGCTCCTGCCTCCTCGCTCTTCTGTTCCGGGAACAAACGCTTGATATAGTCTTCTACAGCTGCTTGCTCCTCTTCGGTGCGGTTTTTCGGCTCCTTGTGTAGGGTAGCGTCAACGTCCACGCCGGTTTGCTCCTTGATTGATGCGCGGATGGCTTCCGGACGTTCACCGTCTGCCATTGTCTTGTTGGCTTCAATGGCGCGGTCTATATCCTCAACCATCTTGCCATAGGCTGCAATAGCATCCTTGTCACCCTCCTTCACAGCCTTGTAGTTGCGCATAACAGTGGCGAAGTCGGCACCGGGTGCAACAGACTCAACAGCGGCTTGCACAACCTTGGCATTGGCGGCTGCTTCCTTGTAGCGTTCACCAACGTCCACACTATTAAGCTCGGCCTGACGCATGATGTTGGCCTCCTCCTTCTTTGCCCCTTCCTCAGTTTTGAAGTGGCGGCTCGTTACAACCTCGCCTTGTGCGGTCACAGCCTGTACTGTCACGCCGTTCGCATCCTTATCGGTTGTATAACCAGTGACGGTGCCCATCGGCAACATACGTCCAGTGAGGATATAATATGCCTTCGCTCTTGCGCTCTGACTGACGTTCGGGTCCTGCATGAGGCGTTCCATAGCTTCGTAGCCGTCAAACTCCGGATTGCTCACACGCTTGGCCTCTGCATGTTGGTAGTCAACGTCAAAGGTCATGGTTTTGCCGTCCGTCATGGTCGGCTTGGCTTTTGGTTTTGTCGGCTGCTTAGGTGTGCGAGTGAAGAGCGATGCAAGGTCACCATATCCGTTGCGTCTGAGTTCCTCACGTTCCTCCTTGGTGAAGTCGAGATCACGCGGACTCGCATCCATGCGCTTACGTAGTCTCTCTGCAAAACTTCTTCGGTTGCGGTTGCGCTCCTCCATGGTCTTAGGCTCAGCTATAGGACGAAGACCGGCAATAACCTGTGGTGCCGACTTGATGCCGTGGCTTACCTTGAAGCCCAACATCATAGCCATGTTGTCCGTCCAGATGTCCATAGCCTTGCGCTTTCTTGGGTCGTCGTCTGCTAACTGTGCGTTCTCGATCCATTCGGGAGTGGCAAAAATAGTTCCCTCGGCAACAGTAGAGGTCATAAGCTCTCCTGCACGGATGCCCACCTTGCCAGCCGTGCTCTCGGTGGCCTTCACCAACTTGTCAGACACATTGCCCAACACTGGAGATAGGGTACCGGTAACCGAACCGAGCAACATGCCGTGACCGGTTGCCTTCAACATGTCGCCAGCTGAAAACTCATACTCGCCAGTTTCCGGGTTCAATGTTCCGCCCAGCCTCATCTGCTGCTGCATGTTCTTCAAGCCCTCGAATGTACCGAAGTTGGCAGAACCTGCGGCCACTCCTGCAACCATACGTCCAGCAAGTGTACGACCGACGTAACGCTCTGCTGCTTCCTTGCTTGCGCCTTTGAGTGCCACCTTGCCACTTAGTTTCAATGCCTGTTTACCTGCAAAGCTACCAACGCCACCCGAAATATAGGTAGTCGGGTCAATAGCCATATTCAAAACGGTACCAGTGATGTCGAGCGCACGATGATCTGTGCCATATCTGCCCATCGCATCCATGTCGGCGGCTTCTGTTCCGATGGAGTGGGAGAATAGACGTGCTGCCATATTGTCGGACATCGTCTGTGAGAAGAAAGGCTGGTCTGCAACCTTGCGAAGAAGGAACTCCGTCTTGCTCTTAGGCATTCGTGCTTGCACTGCACGCTCATAAGTAGCGTGGTACACCTCGCCTTGCAGGGCTTCCTTTGCAGCTTGCGATACCGTTCTGCCTTTCAACTCCGACGGATGCTCACGGAAGTAGCGGCTGTAGTTCAGCATCTGATTGTCCTTATACTCCTGTGGCATATTCTGCAACACAGACTGCGCCATCTTCTCCAGATTGAACGTGTCCTGACGCTTTGCAGCTCGTTTGATGTCGCGCAAAGTCTCGTCACCTCGTCGCAATGGCATGCCGTCCGGACCGAGAGGAGTGATAGATTTCTTCAGTCTATCCCAGAAACCGCCACCTTCAGCACGTTCCATGTCCTTGCGGTACGCCTCGTCAGCCGCTCTGTCCTCGGCTTCGGCACGCTGCCACTCGTCCTCGATTGCTTTGCGCATAGGAGCCTCATAGTCCAGCTGCGCCTGTTTGCGAACGTCCTCGGGCTTGTTAGGGTCAAGTCCGTTCTCCTTCATGCGGTCTTGGAACTGGTGGGCGAGACGTGCCGTTCTTGCCTCATACTCGGCTTGGTTGGCCTCTATAAGTGATGTAGTGAGCGTACCGTCAGGCAATACCCACTGGGTTTTTGCCTTGCCGTTCTCATATTTCACGCCGTATGGCTGAGGCGATTGCTCGCTCTGCACCGGCTTCTGCTGACTTCCGCCGCGTGCGCCACTACCTGCTGGAGCCGGGGATGCGGTGTTGAAGCCGACGACATGAGTAGGAGTGCCAGCCATACGCGCTTGGAACTCTCCAAGTCTGCGTCGCTCGCGTCCTTTCTGTGTCAACGGCTCCATCATGCGGCCAATCTTGGCATTGGTGTTGGCAATGCCCTGTTGCACCTGTTGCTTCATCTGTCCCATTTGTATCTGAAGTCTTATTTTGTCTTGCTCAGACATTACGTACGGCTTCTGCTGTGCAGGAGCGGTCGCTTGCGGTGCTGTCGCCTGTGGCTTTTGCTGCTGAGGTTTAGGCGCAGGTGCGGTGTTTACCGCATGAAGCCCCAAACGCTTGCCAAATTCTTCATAGGTTGGGCTTTCTATGGCTCCATCCGCTTTCAGAGCATTGTAAAGTTGCAAGCGGTTTTGATAGCCCTCCTTACCAGGAGCAAGCATCTTACTGCGGAAATACTCACGGCTCTTGCTGACTGCACCATCTTTCTTCAGTGCATCATATAGTTGGTCTATTTTATCGTATGGCATATCTAATATCCTAATTTTTTTGTATTTTCATATGAAGGTTGTGCAGGCTTGCGACCAGGTGCTGTTGGTTTTTTTACTGTTTTAGTGTTAACTTTTTCTCCATATTCATTTTCACTTACAGTCGTGCTTACAGTTTCTGGATACTTTCCACCAAGACGAGCTGTTTCCGAAACAGCCTCATCCCTTGTATACACACGGCAAACCACTTTACCGTCAGCATTAAAAACTGGATAACGTTTAGTTGCACCCTTGCCACCTTTACCTCCACCAGTACCACCCTTACCGCTTACCCACGATATAGTGCCCTGCCTATTATTCTTATTAGTTCTTTCTGCCTCAGTCTTAGCTGTGTCAGCGTCATAACCAGCCTTATCAGCCTTGCCCTTCTGTTCACGCAATTTATCAGGCTGCAACGCTGCAAGCCATCCATGCTCCTCCTGCTCACGTTGCGCCTTCTCACGTGCCAATTTTTGCTTTTCCTGCTCAGCTTCCATCTCACGCAAGGTCTTGGCACGATTGTTCTGCAAGTCACCAATCTTCAGCGAATACTGAAGATACTTATCCGCATTTGCCTGACGCTCAGCTCTCAACTTCTCCAGTTTCTCCTGCAATGGCGTGAGTTGGCTCTGCTCCTTGTGGTCATACATGTTAGGAGCACCGCGAGTAGTGAAGAAAAGGTTGCTCAACGCTTGCAGACCATCGCTGACGGCTGAAACTATCTTCGCCGACTTCTCTCTGCGTTCTCTCTTCTTGCGTTCCTCCTCGGTTTCCGGCTTCACGCGGTTAGCGGCTTCCTGCAAGGCTGCTATCTGCTGATCGTAGCCCATCGTGTCGTTGTGTGGCGACACACCGGCTGGCTTGTCGGCAGGTGGTGCCACGTCAGTCTTTGGTGGTTCCTTCGACTCCGACGGCTCCGGCGCATTGCCTCCGCTGTTCTGCTCGGTCCATGCCTCCGTCCCTTTCGGTGCTGGCTCTGGCTGTGCAGGCTGCTCGGCCCAGTCAAGCGAACCTTTAGGTGGGGTATATCCACCATCATTGCCCTGCTCGTACTGTTCCTGCTGTTCTTCTGTCCAATTACTCATGTCGAATGTTT